TCCCTGGTGACCACGCCGGCGTCCAGGGTGTGCGCGGTCGGTAACCCGGACAGTCTCGGGTCCCAGTTCCACAAGGTGTGCACCACTGAACCGGGCTGGAACCGCATCAAGATCTCCTCCTTCGACACCCCCGCCTGGACCGGTGAGGACGTCCCGCAGAAGGTGCTGGACGGGCTGGTGTCCCCGGAGTGGGTGGAGGACAAAAGGGTCCGGTGGGGTGAGAACTCCCCGCTGTACCAGGTCAAAGTTCGGGGTGAGTTCTCCGACTCCGAAGACGGCCTCATCCCGCTGTCCTGGGTCATCGCCGCGAACAACCGGTGGCGTGAGTGGAACGACAACTACGACGGCATCCACGAACCGAAAGGCCGCAAGGTCTTCGGGGTCGACGTCGCCCGGTACGGGGACGACAAGACGGCCATCGCCACCCGGCAAGGCGATGTGGTGCTGGGTATCGAGTCGTTCTCCAAGCTCGACACCACCCAAACGACCGGTTTGGTGCAGGCCCGGCTCCGGTCAACGGTGCAAGGCCTCGCCGTGGTTGACGTGGTCGGCGTCGGAGCCGGAGTGGTCGACCAGCTGCGCCGCGCCGGGTGTTCGGTGCGGGCGTTCAACGGCTCCACCGCCACCAAACGCCGCGACTCCTCAGGGTCGTGGAAGATGGCGAACACCCGGGTCGCCTCCTGGTACAACCTGCGCGAACTCCTCGACCCGGCGCTGGGTGCGAGTTTGTGCCTGCCCCCCGACGACGATTTGACCGCCGACCTGACCGCCCCCACCTATGAGCCGCGTGCCGGCGGGGTGCTGTGGGTGGAGGACAAAGACTCGGTGAAGAAACGCCTCGGCCACTCCCCGGACCTGGGTGACGCTGTGGCGATGGCGTGCTGGGTGGACGCGTTCCCCCGCGCTGACGACGCCGATAAGCCTCCCCTCCGTCCTGTCGCCTACTCGAACCGTGGGGGGAGCTGGGCCTGATGGCAACGAACGGCTCCGCGGTCTCCCTGACCTCCGCGCAAAGGCGGCAGCTCGCCGGCCCAGCTTTGGCGAACTCTTTCAACCCTGACCTGAGGCTGTACCGCAGCTTCGAGGACTGGGGCAAGGTCTACGAGTACGGCGACCTCGACCTCCGGGCCATGCGCACCATGCTGGCCGAGGACGGGAACCCCCGGAAGCTCGAGCAGGTACTGACCCTCCCGATCCGTAGCGCCAACTGGGAGATCAAGGGCGGCTCCAGGCGTGCCGCCGCGCTGGTGAAGGCGAACCTGGAACCGCTGATCAACCGCATCGTCGACCAGTGCACCTCAGCATTCGCCTACCGGCGGGCGTTCTTCGAGACCCTGTGGGCCCTCGACGCCGGCCAGGTCGTGTACGACCAGATCGTCCTACGCCCCGCCGTGGCCTGCGAGGCGTCGTTCCGGGACGACACAGGGGAGCCGGACGGGTTCCGGCAACGGTTGAACCCGGTCACCGACTTCGCCAAACGAGCCCAGTTGGGCAACCGGTTGGGGTGGGTGGACATCCCCGCGAACCGGTCGTTCGTGTTCACCTACGGCGCGTACCGGGAACCGATCTCCGGGGTGTCCGACCTGGACGTCAGCCTCCGGTGTTGGCAGAACATCAAGAAGCTTGAGTTCCTGTGGTGCCAGTACCTGGAGCAGCAGTCCCTGCCGAAGGTGTTGGTGTACGGCGACGACGACACCCAGGCCCAGCAGAACGCCGAAATGTTGGCGTCCGCTAGCGCGTCGGCGACTGTCCCGCTGTCCTACCGCCCGGACTCGGCGCAGAAGGTGTTCGACGTTGTCGAGTCCTCCGGCCGGGGCGCGGACCAGTTCCAGAAGGCGATCCTCTACTTCTCCTCCATGCAGACCCAGTCGGTGTTGGCGTCGTTCACGGATCTGGCGCAGAACGCGTCCATGTCCAACGCCGGCTCCAACGCGTTGTCCGCGGACCAGTCGGAGTTCTACCTGCAGTCCTCCCAGGCTCGGGCGGATGAGATGGCCGAGCAGATCAACTGTGGCCTCATCGGTGACCTGGTGGCTTACAACTACGGCCCCGACGAGGAATGCCCACAGCTGCACTTCCAGCCCATCGGGAACCGGCAGACCGACCGGGCTTTGGCGTTGATGGAGTCCATCATCACCGCCACCAAGCCCAATGTGCCGTTCCAGTTCACCGCGATGCTGCTCAACCAAACCGCGTCCGCTTTGGGGTTGGACAACAAGGACGTCGAAGACGTGGTGGTGCAGTGGGGCGACCACATGCAGGCCGAGATGGAAGCCGCTCAGGCAGCCCAGGTCGCGGCCGCATCCCAGCCGACACCGATGGCGAACCCGTCCGCCCAGCAGCCGCTGACGGGCACCCCTGAGGCGGAGCAGGCGGCACAGCTGGCGGCCGCGATCGACGTGGCCACCGAGCTGAACGTGGCCGCCAACGAAGGTCGTGACCCCGTTGAGGCTTTGAACGCGATGAAGGCTCCGGCGCGCAACCCGAGCAAGCGGGACCGGAGGCGACGGTGAGCGTCGGTCCGTACTTGGACGGCGGCATCAGGCTCGGCTACGAATTCGCCTCGCAGCTCAAGACCCGTGGAGGTGGACCGATGGCCAACGTGAACGTCACGTTCAGCAGGGACGCTTCTGGCCTCCTCGCCGAGATCGCCCGCGTCCAGGCCGCCATCGAGTCGCTGCACGGCAAGTCCGTGGAAGTCGACTTCCCGCGCCTCCCTGGCGAGTCCGACGCCGACTACCTGGCCAGGTTCGAGGAGTTCAAGCGCAAGCTGCGCGGATCCGGGGAAGCGACGTGACGATGGACCCGACGATCTACGTCGCCAACCACTCCACCCAGGTCTCCGACGCCGACATGAAGAAGGGTGTCGCCGCCTGCGCCAAGCAGATCACCCAGCACGTCGCTCCCGCCTACGGTCTAGCCCCTGTTGCGGTGAAGTGGTTGGACGCTGGCACCACCCTGCCCACCACGGCCCGGGTCATCACCGTCATGGACGAGCTCGACGACCCGCAGGCGTTGGGTTACCACACAGAGGACGGCTCAGAGCACATCTGGGGCGTCGTGGGGACCAAGGTGGCGATGGACCAGGGCGCGAAGGCGCTCACCGGCCCGTACTCCATCAGCTCCATCCTCAGCCACGAGGTCGCTGAGGCGTTCGTGGACCCGTACTGCTCCGGCTGGTTCGACACCGGCAAGGGCTACCTGGTGGCCTACGAGTGCGCCGACCCGGTGGAGAACGACACCTACCTCATCGACTCGGTGGGGGTCAGTAACTTCGTCACCGCCGAATGGTTCGACCCACAAGCCGCTAAGGCTGACCGGTTCGACTACATGGGCCACCTCAAAGCCCCGTTCACCATGTCCAAGGGCGGCTACTGGGTGCAGTCCAAGGCCGGTAAGGCGTCGCAGAAGTTCGGGGAGAAGATGCCCGACTGGCGCCGGCAGGCCAAGAAGGCGGAGTTCTCCCGTGGCAGCAGGCGCCTCGGTGACAAGCCCGCAGCCTGACCAGCAGGACGAGCAGCACACGGCCGAGGAAGCTGCCGTCATCGCCGCCCTGGTGGTGTTCTTCGCCTCCGTGGCCGCCGTGAAAGCCACGCTGCTGCCGGCGCGACTGGTCGACAAGCTCGTCGCCCTAGGCCTGGAGCCGCGTGCTGTCCGCGCCGCCGGCCGCCTTGCCATGGCGCCACCCCTGACCGGGCGTGGACGCTACGGCTCACCTACACGCACGACCGGCCCAGCCACCACAACGCTGCGCACCGTCAAGGCTGAAGAGCCGCTCATGCGTGCCCGCTACGTCCTCGCCGCCTCCAAACGGTTAACCAGGGCGCTGCTGTTGAACGACCGCCAGGCCAAGCAGGAGCCGAAGTCGACCTCGAGCGGTGATGAGGCGACACCGAAGTCGAAGGTGGACCTGTTCGTCACCGCTGTCCGGCAGGAGAAGGTCTACCTGGACCAGCACCGGCAGGCTGGGCAGAACCGGGCTCGAGCGGCCGCCGCGCTGGACAAGGCAGCCGCAGAGGCTGGCCCCAATGGCAAGCTTCGGTGGACCACGCACCCTGAAAAGGGCGATGTCACCCCCGACTGCGAGGAGTTGGAAGGCCGTCTCTTCACGCTCGACAACTTGATCGTCGTGCAGACGGAGAACGGCCCGATGGAGGCCCGGCCAGGGATGATGCATCCGCACTGTCACTGCACCGGTGATCCGGTCGGCGGGTTCAACGCAGCTGCCCCCACCGTCTCGTGAAACACCGCGTCACCCTCGTCTGCGGTCCACCGTGTGCCGGCAAAAGCACATACGTGGCGGAACAGGCCAAACCTGGGGACACCGTCCTCGACATCGACGTCCTGGCGAAGCTCAACGGTTCCCCCCGGGACCACGGGCATGAGGGCCGCTACTACCGGGCCGCCCAGGTCGAATACCAGGCGCTGTGCGAGCTCGTCCGAACCTCCACCGTTCCCGCCTGGGTCATCCGTGGTGCACCCGAACCGGCCGCCCGCCAGAAGCTCGCCGAAGCGTGCGGGGCCACCCGCATCGTGGTCCTCCTCCCACCCCGGGACGTGCTGTACACCCGGGCGCTGGAACGCGACCAGGACAGCGCCGCCGTGGACACCATGAAGGCCATCACCAACTGGCACCGCCGGTACAAACCGGCCCGGGGCGACGTGCTCATCCGACTGTGAGGGGACCCGATGACCATCGAGCTCGCCGAGGCGAACCTCAACCAGTCCCAGCGGGACAAACTGGCCTCCACCTCCCTGAACGGGGGCGGTTCGTGGCCGATCCCGAACGTGCAGTACCTGCGTAGGGCGATCCTGTCGTTTGGCCGTGCCCGCCCCGATGACCGGCCGAAGGTGGTGGCGCACATCGCCGCCCGGGCCAAGGCGTTGGGCGCTGAGGATCTGCCGTGGGTGGACAACTTCCTCAAGTCCCACGGTGTCGATACCGACAAGACCGACGACGCCATGAAGGCCAAGAAGCCGGGCATGTAGCCCGCTCACACCTCTAACCCCGCACCGCACCGGTTCGGGGTTCCTTGCCATGCCTCGAGGAGGTTTCCACGTGGCTGGACGTGTCACCGTCCTCACCCCGAAGGACGAGTCCGAAGCGATCGAGCTGGGCCGGTCCACCTGGCGCAAGCAGATCCTGCCCGTCGGGTCCCTGGACTACTCGGGCCGGAAGCTGAACTTCACCCGCGAGTACCTCAACGACATCGTCTCCGCGTTCAAGTCCCGCGCCTTCGACGCCGTGCCGTTGCAGCTGGCCGACGCCTCCAACTCGCACACCAACGAACCCGACCGGGCCGCCGGCGAAGTCATCGGCCTGGAAGCCACCGACCAGGGTTTGTTCGCCACCGTCTCCACCACCGACAAGGGTTCCCAGATCCTGCGGGACCACCCGAACCTGGGTGTGTCGGTGCGGCTAGTAGAGGACTACGTCCGCCAGGACGGCAAGAGCACCACCCCTCACAAGGCCGCGTTGCAGCACGTGCTGGCCACGTGGGCGCCCCGGGTGTCCGGGATGGCGCCCTGGCAGGCCGTGGAGTGCTCCGAGGAAACCGACGAGGTGCTGGACCTGTCGGCCCTCACGTTCACGCCCGACGGCGACGCACAGCCCCAGGAGAACGCAAGCCCCGCCGACCCCGGCGGCCAAACCCCCACCCATGAGGAGTCACCTGTGACTGCGCTCAACGAGGAGGAGCTGGCCGCTGTTCGGTCCATCTTCCCCCTCATCAAGAAGCTCGCCGAGCCCGACGAGGCCGTGACCGAGACCGAGGTGAAGCCGGAAGCGGTCGCCCCGATCAAGGCCGAGCCTGCCGTTGAGGTCGACGAGGACGCCGAGGTCGAGCAGGCCATCGCCGCCGCCGTCGAACCCGACGAGGACAAGACCGTCGACCTGGCCCTGGTCGAGCTGCGTACCGCCGCCGACCGGCAGGCCATCGAGCTCGCCGAGCTCAAGGCTGAGCGGGACGAGGAGAAGTGGAAGTACGAGCGGGAGCAGCTCGTACGTGACTACGGCATCCCGCCGGCCATCGTCGCCCTCGCCGAACCCCTCCTGAAGGGGGCCAAGCACACCGTGGAGCTGTCCCAGGGCGGCTCCGTGGACGCCGGATCGGTGCTGCGGAACGTGCTCCACACCGTGGCGAAGACCTACGGCCGCCGCGTCGACCTGTCCGGGCCGCTCGGGTCCGCCTACGACGGCGACGGTGCTGAAGACGAGGCGAAGGCCGCACGCAAGCGCATCCACGACGCGGCCAACGCCGCCGGACTCGGAAAGTAGAGGGGGCCAGACATGGCAGGCACCTACCCCGTGACCCAGCTGGGTCCGGACACGTACGAAGTTTCCGCCACCGTCACCGGAGGCCAGCTGGTCATGGTCGACGGCTCCACCGGCAAGGTGAAGCCCACCACCGGTGTGGTGTCCAACGTCCTCGGTGTTGCCCTCACCGATGCCGTCCCGGCCGGTTCCGGCTCCAACACCGCGTTCGGCACCGCCCCGAAGACCACCTCGGTGGCTTACGGGCCGGCCACGGTGAAGCTCACCGCCGCCGGAACCATCGCGTTCGGCGCGCTCGTCACCTCCGCCGCGAGCGGCCAGGTGGCCACCATCGGCGCCGGAACGTTCGACCAGGCCATCGGCCGCTGTGTCGAACCGGCCGGTCTCACTGTCGGCGTCGCCGGCCGCATCCGGCTCTTCTGAGGGACAGGTAACCAACCATGAGCGCACTGCCCATCATCTCGTCCCAGGACGGGCCTCAGATCACAGTCAACGACTGGCTGAAGGACCCGCTCACGATCCCGGAGTACATCCTGGATCAGTCCAAGCAGGGTTTCATCGCCGACGCTGTGCTGCGCCCCGGCGGCACCGCAGAGGCCGGTGTGGTCCGGTTCCACGAGTCCACCCCGCTGTACCTGGATTCCACCATCACCACCCGGGCGGAGTTCTCCGAGGTCCCGGTCGGTGTGGGGTCGCTGGGTTCCCCGAACGTGGTGTACACCCAGGAAACCTCCATCGGTGTGGTGGTGTCGGACTGGATGCGCCGCCGCAACGCCATCGACGTGATGTCGCTGAAGATGAAGCAGGCCATCAACTCGATCTCCCGGGCCTGGGATGACATCTTCGTCCAGGCCGTCATCGGGAACGCGAACGTGCAGACCGGTGCGGCGTCGGCGCACTGGAACATCAGCTCCACCGACATCCGGTCGGACATCCTGACCGCGATGAAGGCCATCGAGTCCGCGCAGGACGCGCAGGGTTCGGAGCTGGGCTACGAGTGCGACACCATGATCGTGAACCGGACGAACAAGTTCGACATCATGCGGTCCACCCAGTTCAACGCGGAGTACCTGGGCGGGGACATCGCCGACCAGAACCTCCGCTACACGGGCCTGCTCCCGCAGAAGATCATGGGTCTGAACGTGCTCGCCTCGCCGCGGATCCCGGCCGGCACGGTCATCTTCCTCCAGCGCGGGGCGTCGGGGTTCATCGCCGATGAGGTGCCGTTGCAGGCCACCGCGATGTACAGGGACGAGACCCGCAAGTCATCTCGCAGTGACGTGCTCCGCCAGTCCGCAGTAGGGATCGACCAGCCGCGGTCAGTCTTCGTGATGACCGGCACCACCTGATCGGATCTTTTCCGACGCATGAGTTCGCGCTGGCACACGAGACACACGAGCGAACCCCTCTTATTCGTTCGCGTGTTCTCAGAGGTTCGCTCATGGCCAGCTGGACACGTCCGATCCACGTCAGCCCGGCGTCCGGGGACGCATGCGATGCATACACGGGCCCCGCTAGGCGTGATTCGTACGTTGCCCTCGGTCATGCGGTGCAGCTTCTTGCGACACAACCTGCTGGGGTAGCGCATCCCAGCTCTGCGGGCCGCGTTCTCGTCGTTGGTCACGGGGTCCAGGTGGGCCGGGTTCACGCACTTCCGGTGCGGACACTCCGGACCGCCTGAACAAGTCGGGTGCTGGTTGTGGCACATGTGGTCAAGCTGAAACCCCTCGGGGATCGGCCCGGTCACGTTTTCGTAGGCGAAGCGGTAGGCCAGCACCATCCGGTCACCGCATCGGAACTGCGGGTAGCCGTTTTTAGTGCTCGCGGTGGTGGTCCACAACCAGCAGGGGCCGAGGTCGGGTCGGTGCTCCGGTATCGGCCCGTTCTTGTCCACTCGGGGCCAGAACCGCTCCTCGGGTGTCCCGGTCAGCCGGACATGGGACTTCCCGGCGAGCGGGTCCCCGTACTTGCGGAACTTCCGATAGTGGTTCTCGCAATACGACTTGCAATGGTTCGGTTTCTCGCATCCAGCGATTGAACAGGTACCCTCGGCCACGTCGATCTCCTCATTGGTCGGCCATCGCCCCGGGCCTGTTCGCGCAGGTCGCGGGGTCTTTTCATTCTACCGAAAAGGAATCAGCTATGGCTGAGTACGAGTACAACGGCGACCTGTGGTTCTACAAGGGCCACGAGTACAAGCGCGGTGACGTGGTCGACATCGGCGACGACTTGGACGACGACCACCAGCTGTTCATCGACGGTCTCGTCGAGCGCGGCACCCTGGTTGAGCCGGGTCACGCCGAGAAGCTCCGCAAGGAGCAGGAGAAGGCCGACGAGGAAGCTGAGGAGCGTCGTCTCGAACAGATCGAGCGCGACGACGCCGAAGCCCACCGCCGGGTGGAGGCCGAGCAGCGTCGTCTGCACGGCGACCCGAAGTCCGACCTGGACGACAAGGCCACAGCCGAGGAATCCGCGTCGAACGAGGGTTCCGGGGCGGGTTCGCCGGCGAGTGCGCAGGCGAAGCCCAACCAGCGCCGGTCCTCGAGCAAGTAGGACGTCGTGTACGCCACCGCCAACGATGTCCGGCTGGCGGTGGCGCGCGACCCCTCCCGCCCCAACTCCACCGCCGACCTGGGTGATGACCAGCTGGATGAGGCCATCGAGAACGCCCAATCCCAGATCGACGGCTACCTACGCGGCCGGTACACCTTGCCGTTCGAGGAGCCGTATCCGGCGTTGGTGAAGTCGTTGACGATCGACATCGCCGCCTACCTGGCCGGGTTGAACTGGTATCAGGAAACGGAACTGTTGGCATCGGATCCGTTGGCGTTGCGGTATGCGCGGGCGATGGCGCTGCTCAAGTCCGTTGCGTGCGGTGAGATCGAACTGGACGCCGGCGACGGTGGGGCGGCGATGACCGATTCCGGAAACAACATGGGTGCCCCGATCAACCGGTATGACGGCACCATGTTCGGGCTGTCGGACTTCGGGTTGGGTTACGGGTGCGGTAACCGTGGCTGGGGTTGGTGGTGACCGACCTCGTCGAACTGTCCGACGCCCTGGTCGAACGGTTGCTGCCGGTGCTGGAGCCGTTGCAGCCGGGTTGGCATGTGGAGTGGTTCAAACCGGACCCGATCGTTGAGCTTCCGCTGCTGTGCGTTGAGGCGGAGAAATCCAGTTTCGTCGACCACCTCCAAACCCCGTCGCTGTGGTCGTTCCGGTTGACGTTCTACCTGACCGTGAAGAACCAGGAGCAGTCCCGCCGGGACATGGCGGGGATGTTCGACAAGTTCGGGCCGGTCATCAGCGCCCTGCACTCCGAAGACATCGACGACACCCTGTGGCGGCTGGCACCACGGAACGTCGTCGCCACCACCGGTAAGGGCTGGGATCTGACCCGCGAGAAGCGGAACACCTACCTCGAGGCCGATCTGGGTGTGCGGATCGGCGCCGACTAGTCCCGTCCGACTCACCTCATTGACGTTGAAGGAGCTCTGACGTGGCTGACACGCGGATCCAGTACCTGAAGGTGGCGGATATCCGCCGCTACCTGTTCACCACCTACTCGCAGGGTTCGGTGGCATCCTTCGCCGCCCAGTTCGCCGCCGACTGGGCCGCTGTCCTCCCCAACGGTGGGGCCGGCCTGGGTGTGGTGGCCAAACCAGGTGCTTCCACCGTCGCCGAGGTCATCATCGCCCCCGGCCAGGTGCTCGAGGTCAACCCCGGTGATGCGATCGGCTACAACTACGGCACCTGGTCTGTGGTGCCCGCCGCCGCACTGGGTCGCACCGTCGCCGATGGGGCGACCAACTCGAACACCACGGTCACCAGTGCCACAGCTTCGTTCGCATCCCCGGCTGATGTGGGTGCGGTCATCGCCGGACCCGGTATCCCCAGCGGCACCACGATCGCGTCGGTCACCAACTCGACCACCGTGGTCATCAGCACCGCCGCGACCGCCACGGCGACGAACCAGCCGCTGACGATCACCCGTCAGGCCAGCACGTTCACCCCCGACATCGTGTAATCCCGCCTCGCACTCCAGGCCCCCGCCGTCACGGTCCGGGGGCCTTTCTCATGCCCGCACAAGGAGAGGTCTCCCTGTCATGCCCGCAGCCAAAGACCCGGAGACCAGGGACTACCCGGTACGGGCCCACTTCCGCCGCAAGGAACGCAACCCGAAGACCGGGATCGACGTGTCCGTCTCCTACGACCCCGACGGAGCCGACGGGTGGCCCGGCGCGAAGCCCAAGTTCACCGGTGTCCCCGGCTCCGACGAGGTCGAAGAGCTGCTCGCTCACGGCCTGCTCTTCCCCATCCCTGACGAGGAGTCCTCCTCGACGACCTCCAGCAAGGAGAGCTGACCACCATGGCTTACGACCTCAACAGGCTCGGGGCGGACGCCTCCCACGGCCAGTACGGCCACGCCGGTATCGACCGCTACCTGCTGACCAGCCAGATCAAGTCGGTGGACTCCGACTTCGACGTGGACATGGCGGATGCGACCACGCTGGGGAACGAGGCGCAGAACAACCTGCCCGGCATCCCCAAGGGCATGATCAAGATGGAGCTGGTTCACAGCCCCGCCCTCGACTACCAGCTGCAGCCGCTCAAGAGGCGCCAGTCTCCGGTGTACGGGTGGATCGCCAAGCGCGGCCTGTCCGCCGGCTCTCACATCGAAATGTTCCCTGGGTCCTTCGGCAAGGACGGAAGCAAGTTCGACGAGAAGTCCGTCGCCACCGAGAACACCGAGTTCGGCACCCGCGGCGCCTTCCACATGGGCCGCATCGTGCTGTCTCCGAAGGGGACCCTGCTGTCCGGTGCGTCCGGCCTGGGCCCGGTCGACGCGAACACCGCCTACGGTGGGGCCACCACGTTCGGCGGTGCCGCCTACCTGTACGTGTGGGACATCCAGGGTTCCAGCAACCCCACGTTCACCGCGAAGGTTCAGCACTGCACCACCTCTGGCGGCACCTACACCGACATCCCCGGAGCGACGTTCTCCACCGCATCCGGAACTCTGGCGGCCCCGGTCAACTGGGCGCAGCAGGCCTACGTCCAGTCCTCGCAGACGATCAACGAGTTCATCCAGGTGTCCTGGTCCACCACTGGGACCGTCACTGGTGTCCAGGCGCTGATCGGGTTCGCCCGCAGCTTCGACCGGTCCCTCTGATGTCCGAGGTGAAGTACCGGATCATCTCCACCGATGCCGAACTGGACAACGCGCCCCCACCGGATCTGAACAAGGAACTGGTGATCCTGGAGGACTGGCTCCTCGAAGACGGTTCGTGTGTCGCCTACGTGATGCACGAGCTGTCCACCGGGGAGCACGACGACTTCGACCGGTCGGACAAGGTGTACGACAAGTTCGGTCAGGTCGTCCGGCTCAAGGTCGGGTCGAAGCAGTACGAGTTCCTGGCCCGCTGCACCCGTGACGGGGACGGCCAGCGGGTGTGGCAGAACGCTGAGGCCTGCGAGAAACGCCTCAAGCCGCTGGGGAAGTCCATCACGAACAAGATGGTCACGGCGGCGAACAAGGCCAACTACGGGGACGACAACACCACCCCTGACGAGGCTGTCGCGGACGCAGAGGGAAACTCCGAGGAAGCCTAGAGCTGCAGCTGGCCCACTACCTGGCCGCCCAGTGCGGGCATCCGGACCCGAAGCGGATGCGCCGGGAGATGCGTCTGTCCGTGTGGCTGGAGTGGCTCGCCTGGGCTCGCCTGCAGGGCCCGCTCGGAGCTTTGGGGGATGATCTCCGGCACGCCGAACTGGCGATGCGGACCTCAATTCTCGGCAAGGCGGGAGAAGAGCGGAGGATCGCCGATTTCCTGCCGTTCGGGCGCAAACCGTCGGACTACCTGGCCTGGGGACTCGATCTCGGCCCGGACCCCGCACCGGAAGAGTTCACAGGCGACGACTAGGGGGTGCCGCCGATGGCTGGTGTGGTCATCAACGTCACCATCAGTCGTGGCGGTCCGTCCTCGGACGACATTCTGGAAGACTCTCTGTCGGATTCCGGGTTCGAGCTGTATGTCATCCACGGACCGGGCGCGTGCGGGCCGTGTAGGGCGAATCAGGACCCACGCAACGTCCCCTGCGAGCAGTGCAACGGCAACATTCTTCGCCTGCTCACGGAGTCCAACGATGAGGACCCGGCAGAGGACTTGGCCGAGGCTGGGCTCTCGGGCGGGGGGAACATGTGCCAGTGCCGGGTCGGGGTGCGCAGAAAGGGCGACCGGACCTTCGACTGAGCTCGTTGAGCTGGCTAGTTCTCGACGGGATCGCGCTCCAGCTCATCTTCGGTGTCGTCAGATCCGAGGGGTAGCGGCTGCCACGGCCACACGCCGTGCCGACGGTGGGTGAACACGGCGTAGGACGCGAACATCACGGCGAACCCTCCGGCGAACAACGCTAGAACCGCCGGGGTCTGCAAGAACATTTGCCCCATCGCCACGAGCATGCCGACGAACAGCAACGCCACGAGTAGGAGCCCGCCCACCCCGTAGCTGATAGCAGTGTTGGCGCCTACACGCTGGTAGATCCGCATAACTCACTAGTTGACCACGTTTCCACCTGTGTTGCTAGCCCTCGATCGGAGGTGGGGTCGTCATGCCTGACGCAACTGTGAACATCGGCGGTGACGCCTCCGGTGCGCTCGCCGCCGTCGCGGCCGCCCAGGGTGCCATTGATGCTTTGCACGGTAAGACGGTCAACGTTGACATAAACGTCCGCCAGAATGGGTCTGGGGTTGGCGGCCTGGCTGGTGACCTGGGTCGGGTTAGGGACGCCGCTGACCGTGCCAGCCGCGCCGGCCGGGGGATGGGCGACAGCTTCGACCGGGCGGGTCGTTCGGCCCATGGCATGGGCGACCATGTTGGTCGCGCCGCCGATCACGCTGGGCGGCTGAACGACCACCTGGACGCCGTCAACCGGATCATGGGCGGCGGGGCACCGTCCAGCATCTCCCGGTCGGCCTCTGGAATGCGGCAGCTGGCCAACGAAGCCGACCGGGCCCGGGGATCGATCGGCGAGATCGGTTCCGGCTCGGTCGGTATGCGGGCCATCGAATCCGGCGCCGCCAGCGCGGGGCGCGGGTTCCGTGGGATGGCGGCTGATGCGCACGCCACCACCGTTGAGGTGATGGGGATCTACCGGAACGCCCGGCAGGCCATCACCTCCGCCGGCGAGATGGGTTCGGCATTCTCCACCGCATCCGGACATACCAGCCAGATGGGTACCGATCTCGCCCGTACCGGAGCGAGTGCTGGCCAAGCGGGCAAGGAACTCGCAAAGGTCGGCGACGCCGTCAACAACATTGGCAGATCAGGTAACGGTCTGTCCGGGATAGACCTCGCAGCCAAGGGTCTCCGCGACACCCTGGGATCCGCCACGAGCGGGTTCGAGGGTGTCGGCTCCACTCTGGGCGGCGTTGCTGGCATGGCTGGATCGGCCGCCCGTCCGCTGATGATGGTCGGCCTGGTCGCTGGTGTTTCCGCGATCGGCATGGGCGCTCTCGGGGCGGCCGTGGCCGGTGTAGGGCTGGCCGGTGTCGCTGAGGACTTCGCGCACAACAGCCAGCTGATGAACAAGGGTCAAGAGGCCATACGCGGCTTCAACAAGGAATTCCGGCAGATGCGGTCGGAAACCTCCGCGGCGGGCCTGCCAGGCATGGACGCCCTCGGCACGTCGATCAAGGGTGTTGGTCACGAGTTGGCCCGGATCGGCGCCGACAACATGGCACCCACTCTGAAGCACGCGAACGACCTCGCCGGCACCCTCACTCAGACGATGAAGCAGCTGGCCCCGGCGATCGGGCCGTCAGAGCAGGCTCTCACCTCTTTGGCCGGTGCCGCGTTGGGGGCGTTCGGGAATTCTGCCCCCGAGATCGCCCGGTTCGCGAACATCGTCACCCAGAACGCGGGTGGTTTGCAGTCCGCGACCGAGAGCATTGTCCGCGGCGCCTCCGCGCTCGGTGGCGGGCTCGTCCAGGGTGTCTCGGCGGCGGCTCCGTTCCTGCACGGCGCCGCCAACGCGGCGGCGTGGGGTACCGATGCGGTGTCCGGGGCGTTCGGCATTCCCTCCAACTTCTCCAGCACCCCCGGCCCGGACGGTTCGTTGCCTGGATCTGTGGACACCGGGGTCCCTGATGGCATGGGCGGCACGGTGAAGACGCCGGGGGCCTCGCCCCTGTCCAAGTTCTTCTCCGGGGCCGCCAAGGGTGCTCCGATCGGCGCGGCGGTTGGCCTGTTCGGCGGGCCAGCGGCTGAGATCACCGCCCCGATCGGTGGCCTCATCGGTGGTATCGGTGGTGGCCTCGCGGGCCTGTTCGGGGTCCCCGGCTTCACTCCGGCCGACCCGAATGCCAGCACCGGTCCCATGAACCTGGGCCCGCCTCAGTCGCAGAAGAGCATGGGCATCGGATCACGCGCCGGAGCTGGCAACTTCGGGCCAGGTTCGGGCGGGCCGATGGTCCCCCCGGGCCAGTCGGCCGCGGATGCCTTGACCTCTGCCCGCGCTGACGCTGGTCTGCCGCCGGTGGGTCATCCGATGTACTCCGGTGTTGGTCCCCGAGGTCCCGGTCAGTCGGTGGGGCCGATGCCCGTAAGCGCCGCTGTGGGCCTCGGTGGTGGCGGTGTCGCACCCTTGAACGACATGATGCGAGCCGCCGCCCCTCAGATCGCCGGTGGTGGGGCTTCGACGGGTGCGGCGATGGTGCAGCACATCCAGAAGGCCGTGTCTGTGGCCGCGCCAGCGGCGGTGGCCGGCGGTGCGGCTATCGGCGGTGGGGTCAGTGGCGGCATAGCGGCGGGCACGACCTCGACCATGACCGTTACGGACACGGTCATGGTCAAGCACGTCAAGCATCTCATTGAGATCGCTGCCGGTGCTCTCGGTATTCACTCCCCGTCCAAGGAGTTCGACTACCTGGGCCGGATGACGATGGCCGGCTTCGGGCAGGGTGCTCAGCGGGCCTCCGCGGGCACGTTCGGGGCCATGTCCAACCACATGGGTGGGGTGCTGTCCGCCGCTCAGGATGGTGTGCAGAAGTTCGGGTACGACTACCAGGACGGGTCCGCCCCCGTGGTGTCGGTACGCAAGCAGGACCCGAACACCGCCCGGGAGTACAGCCCCGACGCGATGGCCCGGTTCCAGGCTCACAACGACCGCGCCGCCGCGTTGGCTGCTGCCCGGGAGGGCCGTCAGCGGCAGGCGATCGGTGGGATGACTCACGACGAGCGCCGCGACCAGCTCCTACAGAACCGGGCCGGCTTGCATGAGCGGGCTCTGGCGAACCTGCACATCTCAGGTCACGCGAAGCCGTCTGGTGATGTGAACCCGTTCGCCGCCGACCAGGCCCGTTCCCGGGGGTTGAACGCGGTCATCAACCCGTTCTCCCAGCTACCGGGCATGTTCAACAAGGCCGGTCAGAACTCCGCCCAGGGTTTGTCCCAGGGGCTGTCCGCTCACGTCGGGAAGATCCAAGCCTCCGGTGCCGCGTTGGCCGGTGCAGGGCACGCCGGTTACAAGAAGAAGGACAAGCAGTCGTCCCCCTCAGCGGAGTGGGCCGCCATAGGTGGAAACTCCGTCGCCGGTGCTGTCGGGGGAGTCAACGCGGGCATCCCTTCCCTCGCCGCCGCCGGGTCCGGCATGGCGGGGGCGATGCAGAACGCCGCCGTTGGGCCGATGTCGGACTCCGGACTGCAGATCGGCTACACCTGGAGCCGAAGCGTCCTCACCGGTGCTCAGTCGCAGCTGAAGACCGCTGACTTCCAAGCGGGCACCCCGAACGTCGACAACGAGCAGATCGCCACCGCACTCGCCGGCACCAACTCGTTGGGCGGGTACGGCGGGGCGTCGGTCTACAAGAACAAGTCACTCAACTTCGACGGCAGCGGGGCTGTGGCCGCGCTGACGGCGGCGCTTCAGGGGGTCACCACTCAACCCCAGGTGATCCAGATCAGCCTCGACAGCCAGCCGTTCCGGGACCTGGTCACAGAGGGTGGCAATCAGCTCTTTGAGCTGCTGTTGAACGCGCTGACGGGGGCCAACGGGTGACGTTCCTGACCGGCACCCTGCGCCCCAGTGCGACCACCCAGGTCGGGGTCGTCACGAACACGGTCAGCGGTGCGGCGAGCATCGACGCCGCCCTGGCTGACGCATCCGACTCGAGCTTTGCCCGGTTCACCGGACCAGCCCGCAACGACGCCGAAGTGGCCCGGGTGACTATCCCTGCCCCGGTGCTGTCGTCCACCGACCGGGTGTTCTCCGTCGGGATCCGACTGCGGATGAAGTCCGTTGTGGAGGGCACGAACCGGCCGCTGCTGCTTGGCTGGTTGCGTACCCAGTACGGGCCTGTTGTGGTCGCCGGCCAGACCGCGCCGGTGGCCAAGACGGCGTTCGACCGAAAAGCCCCCACGGACCCGGTGACCGCGTCGTGGCAGGACTTGGACCTGGGCCAGTTCACCATCGCCCCTGACGACGGGGCGTGGGACCAGAACGGCAACCTCACCGCCCTGTCCGTGGAGCTCGGCCGTGGTGGTGGGGATGACGACTTCTCCCAGAACCTTGACCTGGCGGCCCTGTACGTCGACTACTACTACCAGCAGGTGTCCACGGTCACGATCACCGCACCGTCGAACGGGTCCGAGACCCAACCGACGGTGAAATGGACTTACGCCAGCACGAACCAGGCCCCGCAGCAGTCTTGGCGGGGTGCGGTGTACACCCAGGCGACGACGCTGGCTGGCGGGTTCGCCCCGTTCGTCACCCCGGCGAAGTTCACCTCCGGTCAGGTCGGGGCGAGCGCGGACACCAGTTACTGGCAGCTGGGGGAGGACCAGCAGTGGGTCCTACCCGGGGACCTGGTGGACGACACCTACGTGGTGTACATCCAGGCCACCGCCCAGTGGGCCGGGGCCGGCGGGGACTTTCGGACGGCGATCGCCTCCCGGACGTGGACCCGCGCGGCGGCCCCCGCATCGCCGCCGGCGACGGCGATGCTGGATTCGGCGGCGTACTCCTACACCGACATGCAGACCTACCTGACGTTCCACCCGGGCGGCTCCAGCCCGGCGACGGTGGCGTTCACCGTGGAGAAGAACACAACTGGGACGGCTGATGGGTGGGCGGCGGCGTCCCCGTCCTTGACCTATGTCCAGGCGAGCGGAATGAGCCCGGTGACGGTGGGTGACCGGTTCCCGTTGTTGAACGCCCCCACCCAATACCGGATCGTCGCTTACGCCGGCAGCCCGCTGGTTGCGGCCGCGTCCCCCTCGTCGACTTTGACAGTCACCCCGGCCGATGACCGGATCCTGCTGAAGCACCCCACGGATGAGCTGCTGGATACCGCCATCGAGTTGGAGGCGGCGAAGGGCGACCCCACGGTCAAACGAACCAAGCGGCAGATGCAGGGGACGTTCTTCTTCTCCGGTGGGCCCACCACGCAGGTGTTGCCGATGGTTACCTGGGGGCCCACGTACGGGTTCGAGTACGACCTGTCGATGGTGTTCAAGATGATCGAGGACCCCACCTTGTGGGCGGCTCTGGACCAGCTCGATGAGGCCCGTTGTCCGCTGTTCCTTCAGTTCCCGTGGAGTGACCAGTTGTGGGGCGCTCTGGGCCCGGGGGCTTCAGGTAGGGACACCGAGGAGACGGTTCGGACGGTGCCCGGTAACCAGACCAAGATTCAAATGATCAAGCGGAAGACGCTGTTCACCCAGACAGGCCCACCGGTCACCTACTAGCCAGGGGGTGTCGTGCCGCAGCCACGGACCAGCCGCTTCGATGCTGAACAGCGGGTTCCGCACAACCCGATCCGCCGAGTCGACATCGAGAACGGTAGCGGCACGACCATCCAGCGGGATGTGCCGATCCTCCCCTCAGGCATGGTGACCGCCGACCGGAACGCCGCCCAGCAGTTGGTCCGCGAAGTCGACATCCCTCTGGGGGTGCTCACCGACGCGGCGAAGGCCGCGTTGACCACGGGTGTGGCGGACACCTACATCCGGTCCTGGGCCGGCATCCGCTACACCGACACCGAGATGCTCGGCGGTGTTCACAACTCAGTGGCGTCCTGGACGCCCACGTCCACCGGCCAGATGGTCGGGGTGACCGTCAACGGCTCAGGGGAACTCCAGCTGGGCCCCTGACGGCCCAACAGTTCGCCCCCACCTTCTTCGCCCCCACCTTGTGGTTCGGGGCTCTCACGCATGCCCTGAGGAGCGCCCGTGTCGGTTCCCTGCACAGTCGCGCTCGGCCGGTTCATCGAGCTCGGCGAGCTCCCCAGGCAGCGGGACGGGCTGGGGACTGACAACCTCGTCCTCTGCCTGGCCAAGAGCATCGGTGCCGCCACCGACACCATTCTCCGGAACTGCACCACCTACGGGGCGATGCTCACCGCAGGCTGGGTTGAATGCGACTTCACAAACTACGCCCCCAAGATCCTCGGAACCGCCGACCGAACCATCACCATCACCACCGGCTCATCGCCCTACAAGAACGCACTGTCACTCAACGCGACCCAGGTATGGAACCCCGCGGGCGGTGCGGTGAACAACCCCTCCATCGTGCGGGCGGTGTTGCTCTACCGGCCCACCACCGGCACCGCGTTGTCGCTGTGCAAACCGCTCGGACTGGACACCACCACCGGTGGCGCGACCGGCGGAACGTACTCGCACGTGTTCGGTGTCCTGACCGACCAAGCCACATAGGCGCCCGGGATGCCGGCGACCATCTACTTCGATGACCCCTCGGTCGTCATCACCCCACCCGGTGGCCATTTCGAACCGCTGACGCTGACCCTGGGCCCGAACAAGCAGCAGAACGACGTACGCCTGGTAATGGTGTCCGGGTCGGGCACCTCGAGTGACACCACCCTGATGGTCCCGATGTCCCCGGACCCACCCACCGGGTTCACAGCCGCGTACGTCCTGGACTCAGACAACGAGACCCGGGGGATCTACTACCGGACCATCGTCAACGGCGACACCGACACCAGCGTCGCGTTCCCGAAACCGCCCGGGTGGCGGGACTTCATGTACGGGCTGCTCACCGCCCGTGGCGTGGACCCTTCGGTAGCGCCCACCGCTGGCGCGCTGACCACCACCCACACGGTGGGCGCCACAACAGTGGACGTGTCGTCGGTGTCAGTCCCGACGGCCGGGGTGATGGTGTTCGTCGTCTGGAACACCGCCGACCCTGAGGGTGGTTGGCCGTCGTGGCCGACGTCGATGGGGACCCCGACCGGGTGGAAGCCGGTCATGTCGACCGACAAGTCCGGGGAGACCTACTACCAGTACGACACCAACCCGGCCGTCATCGTGATCGGCAAGGAATACCTGAGCTCGGGCACCACCGGCACCGTCTCCATTCCGGTGGGGGATGGGGCTCCGGCGACCGCCGGGATGTGGTTCTTCCTCCGCAAGGCCCCGGACAGCTCCTCCACCGGTAGCGCGATGACCGCCACCGCGTCGATGACCACCGGCACCTCGTCGTCGACGACGAACCCGGTGTCCCAGGGCTCCCCGATGGTGTCCACAGCCAGCATGTCCACCGGGTTCAACCCGCTGGCCGGCTACTGGATCTCCGACCCCTACCCGTTGAACGGTGCACCTGTCGCGGCGTCGCGGGTGACGTTCGACTTGGTGGTCCCCGACGGTGCCACGGCTGTGGTGGAGACGTCGATCAACAACGGGCTCAGCTGGGATGTCGCCACCAACTACGGCCCGGTCCCACGCCTCCGCGAGGGTGACACCACCACCCGCACGGTGCTGTCGCGGGTGACGTTCACCCGCCAAAGCGCCCTCGGGGGCATCCCGAAGGTGAAGTCGCTGAAGGTCCGAATCGGCTGCGTCATCTCCTCCGACGAACTGATCCCCACCTTCTACGGACCGGTCGACAAAGCCAAAACGAAGATCACCCCCGGTTCGTCCGGCGGCACCGGTGGCGCATCCAGCGGTGCCGGCTCCATCGGGCGCGGTGGAGGCCTAGTCGGCGGTGGGGCTGTGGTGAAAGTCCACGCCACCGACCCGTCACGACTCATCCAGTTGGCCGAATGGGAGCAGGTGTACACCGGGCCCACCGGCGTCACCTACGACCAGCTCGGCAAAGCCATGGTGTTGGACCGCCGGCCCAACCAGACGTTGTTCAACCAGTTCTCCTCCGACCATACCGTGGATGACTCCCTGCTGGTGTGGGGGTTGGGGGAGGGGGCGAACCCGTGGCAGAACATCCGCGGTGTCTACACCTCCATCGGCTCGGAATGCTTCTACGACGTCATCGGGGCGTTCACCTCCCGGCCTGTCCCTGACCCGCGCCGTGGCGCGATCTCCTGGAACTGGGACCACACGATCCGGCCGGTCATCATCGGGTTGGAGTCGGAACTCGACACTTCCCAGATCGTCAACGGCTGGGTCATCAAGGGCGAGTCCACGACCAGTAAGAACCCGGTGAATGCGTACGCGTTCAACACCGACCCGGCCAGCAAGTACAACATCTACCCGCCGCCGGTCGGTATCGGGAAACGGATCAAACGCAAGACGTTCTCGCTGGCGAAAACGGTGCAGCAGTGCCAGGACATCGCCGACGGGTCACTGAACAACAGCCTCGGTCTGGCGAACACCGTCACCATCGGCATCGTCGCCCACCCCGGGGTGGCCTTGGGTGACATCGCCCGTATCAACTCCCCGGAGACCGGGGTGGTGGGCCGGTTCCTCATCCAGGGCTACCAGCTGATGGATTCGGTGGCGGACCAGATGCAACTCACCTGTTTCCGCCAGACCGACAACCCGTGAGGTGAGTGGTGGCACGGTTCAACTTCGACAGGGCGGCCGCTAACAAGCTGGCCTCTCAGGTGTTGCAGCCGAACCTGCCGGCGTTCATGGACCCCACGGACTACCCGCAGTTCCATTTGGCCACGATCTTGGGCCACGACGCGGGCCGGAACGAGTCACAGGCGACGTTGAACGACTTCGACGACTCCCCGGTGTCCCGTCTGCCGGTGTTCCGGGCCTACCCCATGGGTGTGGATCCGCAGGCCGGGGACTACGTGCAGTTGGTGCAGATCGGCGAAACGTTGGGTGTGTGGGCCCGCCAGTACCGGCCCACCGGCCGGGTGTCCTTCTAGGCCCTACCTCCAGGCCTATTCCGATTCGGACCCCCCGCAGGTGGGGGATGTGGCGTGGGCTCAGCACAACGGGACGGACCTTCTGGTGTTGGGGCGGCACATCGTGCCGAACTCCACGGTGATCATCCCGTGATTACTGAATAGAGAAGAGGCGCTTCCGGATGACGACGTACGTCGTTTACGCGAGCAGCGGTTCCCCCGCCACTGTAAACGAGGTCGCGATCAAAGCGGTCTCTTATCCGGTCAAGATCGCGCGTATCGATGTTTCGTTCAGCACGGCCGGATTCGTCACCGCCTACCGATACGCTGGGGCCACATTGACCGGCGGGAGTACATTGACACCGGCCGCGCTCAGGGACGGGGCCCCGGCGTCGACCGTGTCGGCGAAGTCTGGGGTAACCACCTCGGGCACGAGCACGATCATCAACTCCTTCGGCAGCTCGAGTGGGTCATTCTCGTATCCGTTCGATGTGATCATTCAGCCCGGGAATGCGTTGAGGTTGAACCACTATCAGCTACCGGCGGGTGGGGGCTCCGCGAGCCCCGTCTACTTGTTCACCGTGTATTACGAGGAGATCCGTTTGGCATGGAGCCTCTGATGCCTGGGACGATGAAGACTTTTCAGCTGTTCACGGCGATCGATAACCCGGTCCCTGTTCTTATCTTCACGGTTTCGTTGCCAGAGGCTTCGAATCTTGAGGAGGCCATCCGCAAGGGTGACTGGTGGGCGGATCCAGCTACTCCCGCCCAGCAATGGCATCTGTCGGGGGTGGCTCGCTACGACGTGTCCGCCACCCCTCCGGCAAGCATGGCTGCCGCGACCGCTTCGAAGAAGTTGTACATCCACACCGGCCCAACCACTCAGGCCTACCTGATCCCGGCGGATCAGGTCGACGAGGTGGACGCGGCAGCGGAGGCTGGCGGGTTCTACACTCTTCCGTCAGGCCAGCGGGTCAACTGGGACCTCGTCACCTCCTACTCCTTCGCCTGACCTTCCCCTCACCTCAGCGTCAGTACCGCCGCAGGAGGGGGACAAGGGCGTGGACAGACTCGGCCGGATGCCAATTTGGGTTTCCGTCGATGCGATCCGGAAGCACTGGTTGACGTGGCTGCTCATCCAGGACGCCGGGTACGGGGCGGTGAACATCCTCGGCCGCCCCGAGTCTGACCCGCTGGTGTTACCGATCGCCGGGACGTGTCTGCTGCTGGTGTCCTGCGGTTTGATCGGTTTGGGGTGGTCGATCCTGGGGGCGGGGATCAGTTCGTTCGCCTGGTCGGTGTTCGCGTTCGCCTGGGTGATGTCGGCGGTGTCCGGGACCCCCGCCTCGTACGGGGATCTTGTGTTGTTGATCGGCATGGGGGGTTGGCACATGCTGGTCGTTTACGAAGTCGGTACCGGCCTGGACGAGCTGCGGGAGCACCAGCAGCGGGCGTCAGGCCTCTAAGTGTTGACTCTCGCCGCCGCGATCATCGTCGCCGCCGAAGCGTCCGACGGCGCCACCGACCTGTGGTCGAAGTCGGGTCTGGTCATCCTCGCCACCTTGAGCGTGGGCGCGGTGAAGGTGCTGTTCTCCCGGGAGATCAAGAACAGCGAGTACCTGAGACAACGCCTTGAGGCCTCCGAAGCGGAAGTGCGCCGGCTCAACGCCGAAATCCAGTCCTCCACCCTCCCGGCCGTGGTGAAGGCCACCGAGGTGATGGCGCAGCTTGCACAGAAGGCCCGACGGGGGCAGACGTGATGGTCGCCGACCGGGAACGCACAGGGGAGGCGTTGCTGGTCGAGTCGGAACGCTCTCGAGCCCAACTGGCCGCTGTCACCGCCCGCCTGAACTGGTTCGTGGCTGTCCTGCAACACGAGCTGGATACCGAAGACGACGATGACGACCAGGAGAGCCGTTGACCTCCGACGATGAACTGGAACGCCGCCGGGTGTTGGCGGTCGTCGCCGCCGAACTCGGTGCCGAGGTGGCCCGGTTGACGGTGGCGTCGAGCAACCAGACCGACGAGATCGCCAAACTCCGGGGCGAGCTCCAAATCAAGACGTGGAAGACCACCGTGAAGATCCGGTGGATGATCGCCCTGGTCATCATGGATCTGGTGTTGTCCGCCGCCATGCTCGTCGGATACCTGAAGATCTCCGACCTGGTGCGCGACCAGGAGACCGTGCGGGCACAGGTGCTGTGCCCGATGTACAAGGTGTTCCTCGGCAGCTACCAACCCGAAACCAGGGCGGCCGGCCCGGACCGGGACAAGTACCAGGCCGCGTTCAGGGACATGTGGTCCCAGTACGCGGTGCTGCACTGCTCCGGCGCCCTCGTTCCACCCCGTTCCGATCTGGTCACCACGGGGCCGAAATGAACCGGGCCAACCTCGCCGCCGCGTTAGTTGCCGTCGCCTTCGTTGCTGTGGGGTGGGCGATGACCACCACCAGCCCCTCCGATGTCAGCGAACCGTCCCGGTATGTGACCTCGTCGCTGGTGTGCACCGTGGGCCCGCAAATGTACGTCCGCCCTGTCGGGTTGCGGGACGACCGGTGAACCAGCTGAGCCGGGACATGTCCGCCGCCGCCGAATGGATGGCCGCGGACGCCTGGCGGGTGTTCGCGGCCCAACAGACCCACCGGCCTGACGTGGACGGCCTGTGTGTGGCCCATTCCCGCCGGGAGCGGTACCCGTGCATGACGGCGATGTTGGCATCGTTCGCTGAGTTGATCTGTCGGGAACGGATCGCCGACCGGATGCCTGAACCGAGAGCGGCGCAGGAGTAGCGGAGCGGCTCGCACCGCTTCTGACCTGCGGAAACATGGTAGGATTTACCTACAACTTAAGGGGCTCAGAGGGTGCTGGTAACACCCCCTGAGCTGCCGGAAACCTGAGCGACCAGGAGACCGACATGTCGGACGATAACGCCTGTCTGGACTGTGGCAAAGAACGCAGAGCCGGTGGCGCGCGAGGACTTTGCAAGAGCTGCTACTACAGGCGCCGCAGACGCGGCACTCTCGGCGAGCACGCGAAGCGCACTCACTCGTTTGAGGAGCACTTGGCCACGATCGTCCCCGACGAGAACGGCTGTTGGCTTTGGCCCGGCTTCGTGAACGACAACGGGTACGGAGTGACCAAGAAGCACACTGCGGCTCATGTCGCGTCCTACGAGCACCACATCGGACCGGTCCCTGAGAAGTACGACGTCGGTCACGCATGCCACGACAAAGACCTGGATTGTCAGGACTGGCGCACCTGCACGCATCGGCGCTGCATCAACCCGGATCACCTTGTGGCACAAACGCGGTCGGAGAACCTCAAGGCTCGGCCGCACCGGCAGGCCCACTGTAAGCGTGGGCATGAACTGAGCCCGGAAAACGTAAAGATCAACCGAACATCCGGCTCTCGACAGTGTCAGTTATGTGTCCGCCTGCTCCGCGAAGCCAACCGTGATAAGCGCAACGTGCGGCGGCGTGCGGCGGCCCGCCAGGCCGCCATCGCAGCTCAGCAGTTCACGCGCCCAGTTCCCGGGATGCCGGAGCCGCGCCCCACCGCTGATTCGCCGATCCCAGGAGAACACCGTGCCGACACCCGCTGAAATCCTCGGCATCACCGGCCCGAACGCCCTGTGGAAGTACCAGTACGGTATCTCCGGGCAGTCCGGCATCAAGGAACTTTCCCAGGCTCAGCTGTCCGCCGGCGACGATGTGACCGGGTATTTTCAGGTCACGAAGGACGGCCAGTGGGTCGACATCCGGGTCCCGGTGGACGCGGGAACCACGGACGGATCGTCGTATCCGCGTGGCGAGCTCCGGCAGATGACGGCGGCCGGCAAGGAAGCGGCCTGGGACTCAAGCAAACTGGACTGCTGGTTCGAGTATGAGGTGTCCCCGCTGCACCTGCCTGACGGCAAGCCGCAGATGTGCATCTTCCAGCTGCACTCCGACAAAGACGATCTGCTCGAGGTCATCTGGCAGCGCAACTCCGCCGGCGGGTTCGAACTCACCCAGCGGGTGGCTGGAACCTCGAAGGGGCAGCCGGTCATCCCCCACGAGGCCGGGCGGCCCATGGTGCTGGGGTTCGGGATCGTCAAGGGTGCCCCCACGGTGTACCGGGACGGCACTCCGATCCTGACCACCACGAAGATGCCGCAGAGCTCCAAGACCTACGCGAAGCTGCTGAACTACTTGCAGTCGAATCTGAAGACGGATTCGAGGGGTCAGTACGGGGAGATCCTAGCCCGGAAGGTCCGCTCCGGCCTGGGCGCGTACCCGGGACCGCAGAGCGCGCCTCCTGTGGTCACCCCACCGCCTGTGGTGGACCCGCCGCCGGTCGTTACCCCGCCGGCGACTCAGACGCTCGGTGTCGGGGGAGTGGCTACCCCGGCCGGGGCGATTGTGGCCACCGCCGACTCGACGTCCCCGCTGACCATAACCAAGGCCGGAACGTACGACGGCCAGGGGCACAAGGTCGGCCGGGTCACCGTGAACGCTTCGAATGTGACGGTGCAGAACTACCGGATCGTCGCCGGCGGCCAGTACGGGGCTGTGCTCAACGCCGACAACATCACGTTCCAGAACAACGACATCACCGGAGTGAAGGTCAGCGGTGACGGGGACCTGAACGCGATCACCGCGTTCGGGAACAACCTGCGCATCCTGTACAACACGGCGATCAACTATGTCGTCGGGGACCCCGGGGACAGCCACACGGACGCGATTCAATTTTGGGTCTCGAGCTCGCATCCCACGGCGTCCAGCAACATCGAGATCCGGGGCAACAAGTTCGTCGGCCCGGCCAACCCGAAGCGTGACCCGAAGGTGCCGTCGATCCACCAGTGCATCATGGCCGAGGACTACGGCCGGGGCGGGAACAGCGGCGGCAGCTCCAGCGGCATGAAGAACTGGGTGGTCGCCGACAACTACTTCGGCGACTCCTGGAACCAGTGCATCAAGCTCGACGGCGTCGACAACGTCGACATCACCCGGAACACCTTCGCCGGCAGCTCCGACAAGATCGTGGACCTGCCGCAGGGCTCCAACGTGAAGTTCTACGAGGACAACAACATCACGGGGAGCTACAAGAACGGCGTCGGTATCCCGGTCACGAAGGGCCCAGGGCCCGGCTCGGCGCCGGCTCCGACGCCCACGCCGGATCCTGTACCGGTTCCTGCACCGTCCGCCGGAATCAAGATCCAGATAATCCGGCATGGTGAGAAGCCCGCCGACGCCAACGACCACACCCTCGCCCCGAAGGGTGTACAGCGGGCCAACGCCCTACCGCCCATCTTCACAGGCCCCAAGGCGGACCTGTACCGGCCGACGTGGATCTTCGCGTCGAAGGGCAACACCATGTCGATGCGGATGCTCCAAACCGCGCAACCCACGGCGACCGCTCTCGGTCTGTCGATCGACACCAGCCTGGACTCGGAGAACGCGGTCACCCAGACCGCGCAACTCCTGGCGAAGCAGGCTTTGGCCGGCAAGACGGTGCTGGCGGTGCTCGAGCACTCCGCCATCGCCGCCGTGGCCTCCGCTCTGGTGAAGGTGCTCGGTGGGAAGTGGAACGCGAAGACCCCGAGCTCGTGGGACGACGCGGACTTCTCCTCCATCTGGAAGTTCGTCGGTGATGGCGCGGGGAACTGGTTGTTCTCGAAGACCGACGAAGGCGTGCTCGAGGGGGACCCGGGTTATGTGAAGCCGGCCCCGGCCCCGGTGCCTGTTCCGGATCCCGTGCCGGTTCCCGATCCGACGCCGACGCCTGTGCCTGATCCCACGCCGCAGCCAGACCCTGCACCCGTACCGGACCCTGCTCCGCCTTCGACGAAGCCTCTTTGGTGGGCGGCGTTCATCGCCGCACTGTTGGCGGCGTTGGCGGCGATCGGCATCCACGCCGGCGGCGACCCAGGCACCACCCCGCCGCCCCCGGTGCCGGTGACGAGCACACCCGTACCGACGCCGGTTCCGACTACGACAACTCCCGCGCCGACGACCACCCCGTCTACCGGCCGGGTGTACCCGGTGCACACCGGCATCGTCAGCACGACGTTCTGGGTGGGGGAGATCTTCGACCCGTCCCGCCCAGACGGCTCCCAGGTGTGTTCCACCTACGACTCCCAGTGGGCCTACCACTGGTCAGGGGTGAAGAGCACCGCTGTGGCCGGGAGCGGCACCGACTGCGCGGGCTCCCCACTGGGCGGCTGCGACGGCGTGGCAGGCAAGAACACCTGCGCCACCGAGGCGCGGAAAGCCCCCGACTTCTGGCCGACGAAGGCCACACCGAAGGAGAACCCGTTCTACCTGGATCTGCCCTTCGATGACATCAATGACAGCTCGGCGTTCAAGTCGCGCTGTCAGACGGTCCCGTGGGCGAACGACCCCGGCTATGCGGGCAAGTGCTCCGACCCGAACTTCTCCTACATGAAGAACCGTTGGGTGAAGCTCACCGGCCCGAACGGGAACACCTGCTACGGGCAAGTGGAGGACGCCGGGCCGGGCACCTACCACGACGCCGCCTACGCGTTCGGGGACAACGACGCCCGACCCGCCAACCGCGAGTACAACGGCGCGGGCGCCGACGTGAGCCCCAGTTTGAACGGCTGCCTTGGTTACGCCGAACTCGACGGGGAGAACGACCACATCACCTGGCAGTTCGTGGACGCACCCCCACCGGGGCCGTGGACGAAGGTCGTCACCACCTCCGGTGTCACCCCGTAGAAGCCATCCTGTGCGGCCCTGTAGTGGCCGCTGACGGCCTGAAACTCCATACCCCGTGTGACTGGGAGGTCCCGCATGGCCGATGCCGCCGCGATCCTGCGCCAGTACGGAATGGGGCTCGCCGACGAACTTGTCCAAGCCGCCCAGATGGAAGGCATTGAGCTCGCCGCCGCCGCGACGGTCATCTCGATGGAGTCCAACGGCCGCAACGTCTGGGGTTCGGACCCGGTCTCCACCGGCGGGGCCTACACAAAGGGTGGTCCGGTCACGAAGGCCAACTACCTCGCCTACCGGAACCTGGTGAAGGCCGGGAAGATCGGCAGGCAAGGCGTCGGCCCCGCCCAGTGCACCAGCGCCGGCTACCAGGACACCGCCGACGCATTGGGCGGCTGCTGGGATCCGGTCGCCAACTACCGCAGCGGATTCCGGGGCCTCCAGCGGCTCATTCACACCTACGGCACCCGCGACGGCGCTCGCCGCTACAACGGCTCCGGACCGGCCGCCGAACGGTACGCGACCACGTTCATGGCCCGCTACGCCACCTGGAAGCAGCGCCTCGCCGGCGCAACCGTCAACCCACCACCGCCGGGAGATGACATGGCCGCAGTGCCGCAGGACCAGTGGGACACCGTCCGCAAGCAGATCGCTGACCTCGACTCCCGGGTGGGCAAGTACGACCTCCTCGACCGGGACCTGCGTTCGGACCTGGCGGACAAGCACGCCGAGCTCGACGAGATCCGCGACGCCGTGAAGTTGCTGGGCGCGAAGGTCGACGCCCTCATCGGCGCCCTGACGGCCGCCCAGTCCGGAAAGCAGCCGTGACCCGCCGGCCGGACTCCCAGGACCGTGCCCGTGCCCGTCACAAGCATGAGCGTTGCCTGTGCGGTGACAACCAGCCGTGCCGGTGCACAACCCCGTCACCCGGCTGGCATCCCCGCTGGTGGGTGCCCGTCCTGTGGGGTGACCTCCGACTGGTGTACGCGGAGCTCGCGGCCCAGAAGAAGCAGATCGAGCAACTAAGGGAGATGGCGATGAGCCAGCAGGATGACCTGAACGCGTTCGCGCAGCGGATCACCGACGACGTGGCGAAGATCCGCGCGGAGGTCGACGAGATCAAGGCCGGTCACCCGGACCTGGACCTGTCGGCTCTGGAGTCGGCGGTGGGGTCCCTGGACCAGACCACCTCCGACATCGACCCGTCCCCGGAGGCCCCGGCTGATGGTGGGGACGTCCCGCCTGTCGCCTGACCACCTCCCTCGCCAGCCCCGGGGGTGCGGTAACTCGCCCGCTCCCCGCCGCACCCCCGGGGCGGCTCCAACGTCACGTCGAACGGGAGACCGGCGATGGCAGCACGGCTGTGGCCCCGCGCTTGGGCCTTCTGGATCGCCGGGGTGTTGGGCAGCTTCGCGCTGCTCGAGGAGGCCGCGTTCCGGCGGAACAAACACCTCACCCTGTCTCGGGTGATGAACCGCTGGCTGGGCCGTGTGAGCCGGTGGGCCTCCCGCAAGTTGGGGCTGGGCCCCGACAACAGCTGTAGGTGGATCGGAGCGGCGGCGTTCGCCCTTTTCTGGGCGGCTCTGTCCGCGCACTTCGTACTCATCGACGCCGACCAGGAGGCCGGCACAACCCAGGAGGTCCCGTCGTGAACTACCTCAAGCGAGAGCCCGCCCAGATCCTCGGCTTCGCAGCGGCCGTCATCCAGCTGGCCTCGGCTCTGTTCCTGCATCTCTCCGTGGCGGAGCAGGGGACCCTGAACGCGGTCGCCGTGGCGCTGCTCGGGTTCGTCCTCGCCGCGTCGGTGTCCGCTGAGAAGGCCGCCGCCGCCGCCTCCGGGCTTGTCCAGGCCGGCATCGCCTGCGCTCTCTCGTTCGGTCTGGCGCTCGCTCCGGATGTTCAGTCGTCGGTGATGGTGTTCGTGTCCGCCGTGACCGCATTCTTCATCCGCACTCAGGTGGTCGCCCCGGCCTCGGCGCCCGAGGTGGTCGCATGATCCTGCTCGGAATCCTGCTGATCATCCTCGGTGTCGTCTTCGGAATCGGGATCCTCCAGACCTTGGGCGTCCTGCTCCTGGTGTTGGGATTGGTCCTTCTGGTCCTCGGTACGGCCGCCCCGTGGGGCAACCGCTGGTACTAGCCCGCCCGCTCCGTCTCCCTCGTTCCCCTGAGCTCGCAAGGAGGCGGAGCAGGTGACTGCCCAGACCTACGACTTACCCATCGCCCAGGGTGAAGACCTCCAGCTGTACATCGTGTGGCGAGACAAGGCCGGCGCCCTGGTCGACCTGACCGGGGCGCGGGTGCTGTTCCAGGTCCGTGACGCGGTCGACTCAGCCGACACCTTGCTCGACTTCGACTCGGACAACCTCCGCGACGGCCAGACCATCGGCCCGCTGAACACCTCCGGGGTCATCGACGCCAACGTATCCGGTGACATCACCGCCTTGTTGGACTTCACCCTCGGCAAATGGGATCTGTTCGTCATCCTCGCCGGCGGTCAGGACAAGAAGCTATTGAAGGGGAAGTCGTCGCTGGAGCGGGCGGTGACCCGGTGGAGGTGACGGTCGTCGAAGAGACGGCCAACCTCCAGGTCACCTCCCCGTCGGTGCAGGTGACCGTGGTGAACGGCGTGACGGTACTGGAAGTCACAGAGGAGCCGGTGCGGCTGTCCATCACCGAGACGGCACCGGTCATCCAGATCTCCGACGTCGGAGTGCAGGGACCACCTGGACCGCAAGGACCAGCGGGTCCGGCCGGTGATGAGGCGGGGCTCGGGTACGTGCACACCCAGTCCTCTCCGGCGTTGCTGGTGCAGATCCAGCACGGGTTCCTGTTCAAACCGGCCGGGGTTGTGGCCGTGGAAAACGACGGCTACTCCACCGAGTGGGCCACCCTCTCTCACCCCGCCACCGGCATCACCGAACTCACCTTCGGGGTGCCGTTCTCCGGCGTCGTTTACGTGTCTTAGGAGCGTGCCCCTTGAGCCGTAGGTTCGCCACCGACCTGGACCTGCTGGGGTTCAGTCTCCTCAACGCCATGCTCAACCCCGTCTCCTCGGACCCGGCAGGGTTGGGGTCTGGGCAGGCAGGCCGGGTATGGTTCAACACCTCGACCAACCGGCTCATGTACTGGGACGGCACCACCGCCATTGATGTGCGGGCGCGGGCAAACCACACCGGCACCCAGCTGTCGTCCACCATTTCGGACCTGGCTGCCACGGTGCAGGCTTACCGGCTGGACCAGTTCGCCACCCCGAACACGGACCTGTCCATCGGGTCGCACAAGCTCACCAACGTCACCGACCCGGGGTCGGCCCAGGATGCGGCGACGAAGAACTACGTCGACACCCAGATCTCCGGGCTGTCCACTGGACTGATCATCAAGGGCGCTGTGGTCGCCGCCGCCACCACGAACATCAACATCGCGTCGGCGCCGTCCACGATCGACGGTGTCACCGCATCCAACGGGCAGATCTTCCTGCTGACGAACCAGACCACCGGCTCCCAGGGTGGCCCGTACGTGTTCAACGGTGCCGGGTCGGCCATGACCAGGGCGACGAACTGGGACACCTCCGCTGAGGCGGTGCTGGGGTCGTTCTGGATCGTGGAGCAGGGCACGAACGCGGACACGTTCGCGGTACTCACCAACGACTCGGCTATCACCCTGGGCACTACGACTCCGACGTTCGCGTTCCGGGGTGCCACCGGGGCCACCTACTCCGCCGGCAACGGTTTGACCCTGTCCACGAACACGTTCTCCGTGGTCGCCGACACTGGCATCTCGGTGTCCGGGTCCGGGGTGGCGGTCGACACCACGAAGGTGGTCCGGAAGGTCACCGGGGTCATCCCGTCGTCCACATCGGGGATCTTCTCCATCTCCGGGTCCACGGTGACGATCAACCATGCGCTGGGGAACTCAGCCCCCCGGTTGACGGTGCGCGCTTACACCTCCCCGGCCGCCGGGTACACCCAAGGTCAGTTGGTGGAGTTCGACGAGGTCGCCTCGGACGCGAACAACCTTGTCGTGACACTGCCCGCCGCCCCGGCGTCGAATAACTGGACGTGCATGGTGGAGGGGTAGTGGCGCGGCAGTTCACCACCCCAGTCGTTCTGCCAGCCGATGCGACGTCGGCGTTGCAGGCGGCAACGAAGCAGCAGATGGACGCCGCCGACGCACTCAAAGCACCGTTGGCGTCCCCGACGTTCACCGGGCTGGTCACCGCTGTCCGTGAGGTGCGCACCCCCCAGACCCAGTCGGTCACCACCACGTTGGCGATCGACGCCTCCACCGGGGACAATCACCAGATCACCGCCACCGGCAACCCGGCCATGTCGGTGCCCACAAACGGCACCAACGGGCAGATGTTGTTCGTGGAAGTCCTGGCGTCCGGCGGTGCCAGGACGGTCACCTACAACGGGTCCATCGTCCTGTCCACCGGGCTGTCCTCCACCCTGGCTATCGCCTCCGGGAAGGTCGGGTTAATCGGGATGCGGTACAGCTCCCTCGCCGGCGGGGTGTGGATCCTGCTCGCTTCCAGCCAAACCCTCTGACCGATGGCGTTCCCCACCGTCAACGCCCAGGCCGCCACCACCGACACCACCACCGGCGTTTTCACGATGCCCGCCTTCACCGCCGGGCAGCTGCTTCTCGCCAACGTCGGCTGTCTCACCTCGGCGACCGGGGCATCGAGCGTCAACGGCGCCTGGACCCTGGTGGGCTCGACCAACGTCGGCTCGACCACGTTTGTGAAGGTGTGGGCGAAGGTTGCCCAGGCTAGCGACACGTGCACGGTAGCTGGTGGCGGCCGGTCCGGAGGCTTCATCACCTCCATCGACAACTGGTCAGGGTCTATCGCCGGGATCGGGTACGCCGGGACCACGGGGGCGATCAACCCGCCGGCGTTGAATATGACGACCGCCAGGGATTATCTGTGGTTCGCGGGTGGTTCGAACTTCACCAACTCGATCACCGCCGCCCCGACGAACTACACCAACCTCGCTAACGCGTCGTTCAACGCCGGCGACCACCTTCTCGCCCTGGCTCGCCGCACCCTCAACGCCAGCTCTGAGGATCCGGGCGCGTTCACTGGGACCGCGAACACCGCCGGCGGGTGGACGGTGGCGATCCCCCCGTTGGGCGTGGGATCCTTCCTCCCGTTCTTCATGTGACTCGAGTCCCTTCGTTCTGTCGGAAAGTGGAGGGACTGGATGGCGCTACCGGGGAACATCTCCCACGTCTGGGTCCGAGGCCGGTTCATCACCCACACCGGCGCCGGGGTGACACCGAATCGGCGGATCTTGAATGCCGGTGGCGATTTGTGGTGCTTCGGCCTGAAGATCGAGAAGTACGGGACGATCATTAAGACCACCAGCGGTGGCCGCACCGAGCTCGAGGGCGGGTTCAACCTTCCCACCGGTGGCGACTGGTCCCAGCAGCCCGCCTACGAATGCATTGATGCTCAACATAGTTTGAGTTTCACCGGGGGCGCCTTCCAGCAATACCACGCTTTCTTCGACCCCCAGGTCCGGGAAACGAAAGCGGGCGTCACCCACGACCTGACACACGCGGCCACTCAAAAGCGCGACACCTTCTCCGATGTGGTGCCGCTGCACGTCGGCCGGCTCACCTGACCTCACCCCCCCCACTTCGCCCCGACCGCCGCCGGTTCAGGGCTATTCGTCGTGCCTTGACATAGGAGCCTCAGTGGACAAGTACATCGCCCAGGTCGCCGGAACTCTCACCGAGAAGGCCGCGTTGGCGTCGTCGGCGGGCGCCGGGGACGCCGGTAAGATCCCCGGCCTGGACGGCTCCGGGCGCCTGGACCCCTCGTTCATGCCGGTCGGCACCGACATCGAGATCCAGAACCTGGTCGCCACCGAAGCGTTGAACGCCGGGGACTTCGTCAACGTGTGGACCTCCACCGGGGCGAAGGTGCGCAAGGCCGACGCGTCCACCTCCGGCAAGAAAGCCGACGGGTTCGTGTTGGCCTCCGTCTCCAACGGAGGCACCGCGGCTGTGTACCTGGCCGGGATCAACACCGCCGTCACCTCTGTCACCGCCGGGGCTGAGGTGTTCCTGTCCGACACCACCCCGGGCGGGTTCACCACCACCGCGCCCTCCGGCACGGGTAAGACGGTGCAGAAGATCGGGGTAGGGCTCACCACCACCGCCATCGACTTCAAGCCGACCACCACGATCGTCCTGGCGTAGGCGGTGGCCTCCCGCAGGCCCGTCTACAACAACGGCGGGACTCTCACCGAGATCCCCGACGGGGACAACCTGCCGCCGGCGTTGCTGCGCGACCCTGACGCCCTGGCAACCGGGGAAGCGACGTTCCCGGTAACCATGGCGGCAAGCAACGCCCTGACCACGGTGTCCCAGTCGTTGCGGCTGAGTTTCTTCACCGCCCGAAAAACGGAGACCACCACCCAGGTCCGCGTGTACTCCGGCGGGACAGCGGCGGGCGCGACTCCCACCCTGGTCCGCTTCGGCCTGTACACGGTGGACGGCTCCGACAACGGCACTCTGGTCGCGTCGATCGCCAACGACACCACGATCTTCGCAGCGGCCAATACCGCCTACACCCGGTCGTGGTCGTCCAGTTACGCGAAGGTCGCCGGGCAGCGGTACGCGTTGGCGATCTTGGTGGTCACAGCGGCGACAGCCCCCACGTTGCCGGGGTTGTCCGTGGGCACCGGTGTCATCAACGAGACGGCTCTAGTCCCACGCATCATCGGCACGCTCACTGGGCAGACCGATCTGCCGTCGTCGTTCACCGCGGCCTCGCTCGTCGCGTCGGGGCAACGGTATTACGCGGCTGTCCTTCCGTAGAGCCATACCAACATCTGACTAACCGCCCCACGGATCGGGGTTCCGTCGTCAGCTCCCCCCGGAGCGACTCCTGGGGCGGCGGAACCCCACATTGGCCCCACCTCTTCGGTCCTACGGGATCGGGGAGGTGGGGTCCTTTGTTGCGTTCAGGGGCAAACGTCGGTGTACTCGTCCGACGAGATCAGGCATCATCCACCTCGGTCCACCCCAGATCTCCACGGTTGCGGTCGAACCGCCGCACCCGACCATCAGGCCACATATACCGAGCGAGACGCCCCAGCGATGTTGCTGTACTCGGTCACCCGCACCTTGCTCGGCCGGGTCACCGGCGAGTTCCGTAAGGTCCCTGTTGCTCCATCACCCGCGTTCGGTGGGCGGCCGTTCGTCCAGCCAGCGGATCAGGGCGATGGACTCGGCGTCGCTCACGTCAGCTCCGTCCATGTCGTCCCGTCCTCCGGGCTGTGCTCGAGCCGAACCGTCATGGTCGGCCCAGGTTCCGACACCGGGACCTCCATCACCACACCCGGAGGGCCGGCCAACTGCTCCACCGTCCCGTCAGCGCTGTACACCATCTCCAGTGGAGGATCGTCGGGGTAGCGGACGTGGACGAGGACCCGCTGGGTCTTAGGCTCAGACATGCCGGTGCTCGCCCTGGTGCTTCCACTGCCCCTCACGGCTGCGGTCCCAACGACAACCACAGGGGAGCGTTTGGGCGGCGTCACCGTCCCGGGTGGTGTTCACCTCTGCGATCATCACCCCGCATACCGGGCACTTGTGGCCAGGCCAGTTCCTGGTGAATACCGGCATCGCCATTCTCTCGTCGGCGTCATCGTCGTAGAGGTCGATCACCGCCTCACCCGGGTCGAACTCACCGGGTTTCATCTCCCGCACCAACAGCACGGGGGCCAGGTGCCAGCGGCGACCACATTCTGTGCAGTGCACCGAGTAGGCGAACCCGGCGTCGATGTGCCCACCGCTCCCGCACGGGCAGAAGAAATCAGCGCACAGGTCGGTGCCCTTCCACTGGATGAATGACGCCGGCCGCCCGTCCTTACCGTCAGCTGGAACGGCTTCGGACTCAATGATGTCGAGCTCAACCACAGTCAGCCTCCGGTAGTCGCATCCCAGCCCAGTCCACCGACAGGTACACCAGCCGCTTCTTCGTGTCGATGTCCATCACATACCCCGGACCGTAGGCACCGGACTCCTCCTCGAACACCTCCACCAGTTGGCCCACCTCGATCGGACCGTGGACGTCCTCCAGGCCAGCGAGAGTCTGCCGCCCACGGACTCGCACGTTCAGGTCGATGGACACGCGGGTGAGCGTCGGCGGGGAGTCAGGCATCCGACTGGCCCCGGTAGGTCGGACCATGCCACGATTCCCCGAACGGTACGTACACCGCGCGCAGCGCCTTGGGGTAGTAGGAGTCGCCACCGTCGGGCCTGACCTGGTGTCGTTGCTCCAGGTCGGACTTCACGCGGGGATGTAGATAGCAAGGCCTTCTGGAGTGCCCACAGCTCATCGGTCGTCCCGCTGCCTTCCTCCCAGATCACCGCCCACCGCAACGGTTGGGCGTGGAGTTCATCAAACAGCGGGAGGGTTCGCCATTCCGGTGGGTCTTCCCAGCGAATCACGTCACTCATAACGTCCCCACCTGCTAAAGCTTCGAGCTCGCATGCCACTCCGCCTGCCGCTCAGCTGTCACCTTCGACTTGGTCTCGTCGCCGTACCAACCGCACCGACACTTCGCCTGATACCGGTAGGAGCACTCCCAACCCAGGACGTCCCACCACGTGCTGTCGACCCGAACGCGGTGGATGTCAGGCTTCCGGTCGATTGAGGACAGAAGCTGGTGCAGGAGACCGTGAAGAGGCGGATACGGAGGTGGGACGTAACCCGGTTCGCTCACCTTGCGCTGGACGGCTTCGATCTCAGCGTCAGACATGTACGGCCAGCCGTCGCCGCTCATTCCAGCACCTCCTGCCACGGGCTGGCCCAAAGCTCACGCCGAACCAGCTTCCACTCCTCCGGAGGCAAGCCCCGCAAGTCGGGGCCCGCGAGCGGCAACGGGTTGTCCATCGGGGCGCCGTGGTCATCGTTCACCGCGCCCCACTCGACTCGGCCTTCGCACGGTTCCAGCTCACGGCGCAGCGGCCAGTTGTACGCCACGATCAGCGCCCGCTCACCCGGCAGGCGGAAGACCACGGTGGAGTTGCCGTACTCGTCCCCGCTGCGTGAGATCAGCGGGCCCGACCACTGGTCCTTACCGTAGGTCCAGAACCGGCGCGCTTCGCTCATAGGACGCCTCTCATGGCGTTGTGCTTCCACTGATCGGCAACACGGGCGTACCGGCCCACCATCGCGGACTCCGGTGACCAGCCTCCGTGCCGTGCGGCCACGCCAGCGGGGGTGCCGGCGCGCAGCGATGCGGTGAGGCCACCGGCCCGCAGGGAGTGGGCCGTGTAGCGATCCGGCGACGGAAGGTGTGCATCCCGGGCGCAACGGGCCACCATGTCGCACACACCGGCCGCGCGCCACGCCCCGTCCATCAGTTCGTCCGAGCGGGACACACGTGGCAGCAGGAAGCCGGAATTGACCAGGTTCAACCACGCCCTCGTGAGCGCCTTCGGGTCAGGATCGCCCTGCGGTGGGATCGGCACCACGCGCCCCTGCGAGTCCTTGTCCGTCTTGCTGGTCCGCACCCGCAGAGTCACTCCGTCGCCGGTCACGGTCACATCGTGTACTCGCAGCCCGACAAGCTCGGAGCGGCGGAGCATCCCGCAGAACCCGAGCGTCAACGCCAGCCGGTCCCGCTGCCCCTTCACTGTGGTCACGTCCAGGGTGGCGATCATGCGGCGGAGCGACTCCGGCTCGATCGGGATGGCTTGCCGCTGCCCGTCTCCCTGAGCCAGCTGTCGCCGGTACTTCCGCAGCAGTAGCGACGCACGGTAGGTGTTCGGCTCGCCCGGGTGGCCGTGCTGGTTGTGCATCGCCCGGATCGCCCCGACGTGCTGGGTAATGGTGGCGGGCGCGTACCCGTCCCGGTTCATCCGGGACACATAGCGGGTCAACGTGGACTCCGGAGCCGGGCAGATGGGCGAGCCGATCTCACGGCAGAACTTGGCGAACGACTCGTGTGCGTACCTGTAGGCGTCCAGCGTGTTCTGTGGTGGCGCGCTATCGAGATCGGCGCGCGTGAGATCGTCCAGTTCCTCGGCGAGCGGACCGCCATAAGTTTTGTTAACGGTGCTCAAGACGACCTGGTCGACCCCGTTTTTTGGATCCTCAACGGGAGCTTGACTCGGGGGGCGAGGTTGCGAATGCTTCACGCCGTCCACCACCTGAGTATAGCACGCTGACCTGCACTTATGCTGCTCAGGTGGCATGGGAGAGCGGGGGCTCCGAACCTCGGATCGGCCTGGATCCGATGGTTTTTCGCGATCGTCACGCGCCCTCCCCCCGGGATTCCATCGCCGCCTGGATGCGGGACCGGTACACCATCGGAACACCCTTGTTCTTCGTCACCAGAGCCCCCAGATCGTCCAGTCGGGCCTTGAGCTGAACCCCGTCCATCACGGCGTACCGGCGGTCCACCGGGTGCAGCAGGCGGGCCATCGTCGCGGCCGGCACCTGCTCGGCGTCGCCCATCAGCTCGAACACGTCCTCAAGCAGGTCCCGCTCCTGCTCCGGGGGGCGGGGGACCAGCGGGCCGCGCAGTTTCTTCGCCCGGTTGGCGATGGCGGTGGCGTCCTTGTCATCGATGAAGTGGGTTCGGATCGTCACCGACGCCTGCCCGGCCGACAACGGTGCACCGTCACCCGCCACCACCACAGTCCCCTTGTCCAGGCCAGGCCGTAGACGGTGCGGTGCGGCCCCGCCTTCCACCGCGTTGTCACCCAACGCCATCCGGGACTTCTCCTCCGTCCCCACCGCCAGGCAAATCCGCAGGTGGGCGCCCTCGCGGGCCAGGATGGGGAGGTTCTGGTTCGTGGGGTCCTGGGTCCCCTCCCACAGCAGCACATCAACCGCCCGCCCCTGGTTCTGGATCTGCCGCACAGCGGTCAGGAACCGGGAGGTGTTCTTCGACCCGCCGTAGGGTCGCCCGTCCGGCCCTTTCGCAGGGCACATGTACGCCACCTGGGCTTCGTCGACGATGGCGATCAGCGGATCCCAGTTCCCGCCCCGTTGAATACGACGGTTCATCTCCGCCACCACCCGCTCCAACATCTCCGTGGCCTCAGCGACGTGGTCATCGGTGGGGCCGGCGATGAACTCGGTGGCGATGCCCTCGAACATCGCCCAATCCGACCGTTTCGTGGTGGGGTTCATCCCCTTCAGGTCAGCTATCCGCAGCTCAGGACGCTTATCCAGGGACAGCCACAAAGCCAGCGACCGCAGCGCCGCCGTTTTGCCCTGGTTCGACTTGCCGGTGATGAGCACGTGGATCTGATACAGCCGGATCTCAGCCGGGTCGTTCCGCAGCGTCACACCCCACGGGGCCGCGCCTCGCCGGTAGTCCGCTTTGATCTCGTCGTCGTAGACCAGCGGAGACGCCCCGATCGGTTCGTCCAACGCCCCCGGGTCCGCCGCCCACACCCGCACCGTCCCCGGCTGGTTCTGCGGGACCGACAGGTGCACCTCGTGCGGGTGGCGGTTGATGTTCTCCGACAGCCGGTCGTGGCGGGACAGGATCACCGCCGTGGATGTGGAACCTCTGGGTGGGGTGGCGTCGAACTCCACCCCGCACCCGGCCGGGCGGATCTGAGAGATCATGGGCGCCCCGTTGTCCGGCAACGCCAGGATCCGTTTGCGGAGCTCGGCGACCCCCAGGTCCCGGAACGCCATCACCGCCAGGGCGGGCGTGATTTCCTCCCGCCGGGCCTCCCGCTCCGCCGCTGGCGCCAGGAACTCCGGGACGTTCCCCGCCCGCCTCCCAGCAGCCCACAGGCACAGCACGACCAGCCCACACAACCCGCCCACCAGCAGGCTGCCGCCGACGGTGCACAGCCATACCGCTGTGGCGACCGCCCACATGACGGCCCGGATGGGCCCGGTGGCCAGGGTGGGATCCCCGAACGCCAACGCAGCCGCCACACCCAGCAGCAGCAGGCCGCCGACGGCGACGACGGCGATGACGACGAGGGCTTTCAGCAGCTCCTGCGGGGCCCGGATGTAGGTCATGATCCGTTCGAACCGGCGATGCCGCTCGTCGTCCGCCAACTTCCGCAGCTGGATGACGGCTTCGTAGTCGCCTTTCGCTTCGGCGTCACGGATCGCCCGCTGGTATCCGGCCCCCGTGCAGTTCTCCCGCCACCACTTTGCCGCCGCTGCCACCCCACCTGGGATGTAGGCGATCTCCCGGCATACCGCCCGGGTGCGGTCGTGGGTGGCGACACGGCGGGTGACCCGGGCGACAGTCACCACGTCGGAGCGGGCGACGTTCGCCCGGGCGGCCACAGCCTGGCGGGCGTTGAAGCGGCGGGCGAACTCCTCGTCGGAGACAAGGACAGCCGGGACGGGCTCGGTCATGGGGACTCTCGGAACACATGACGGAGCACCCGACGGACGACCTCACGGTCCACTCCAGTGGCGGTGGCGCACTCGGTGAGCGGGTCGCTGCCAGGCGACCGGGCGGCGAACGGGGGCTCCGGGTACTGCGGGTCCAGGTAGTCGCGCTCCATCCTGTTCAGCTCGCCTGCGAGCAGCGCGCGGACTGGGTTGCCGGAGGCGTAGGAGTGCTTACTCTGATCTCGCCAGTAGGGGTCTGGGTCGTCGTCGGGCTTCCGCTGCAAGTTGTTCCGGGAGCGCAAGCGGCCGTACGTCATCCAGCCGCCCATCAGCCCTCCACCTCCACGCTCTCCGGTGCCGGCCTCTGCTCCCGCCTGACCCGAACCTCGATCCGTGTTCCCCATACCAGGAGAGCAGCCAAGAGGGAGGCGATGGTGGGGGTCACGACTGCCTCAGTTCGCGTTGCTCGTCCAGTGCCGCCTGGATCTCCATCAACCCAGCGGTGCAACGGTCGAGTCGCTTCACGTCGCAATCCGGGCACCAGTACGGCCCCCACGGCGTTCCAGCGGGCCGGTCGCAGTCCAGGCAGGTTCGACCAGACGGCTCGTGGCAGGTGTGGACGTAGGCTTCGCCCGTCCAGCAGCGCGGGTGCGAACGGCTCATCTCTTCCTCTTCCTGGCGTTCTTCTTGGTCGGCAACGTGACCGCGATCTTCAGTTGCCCGGTCTTACGGTTGAAGTTGTAGATGCCCTCGAAGGGATGCCAGCGCGTCTTTTCCGGCCAGAAGAGCCAGACCACGAAGGCGATGAGGAGGGCTGTCACGAGTCAAAGCCGAACACGAGCCGGACGTCATCGGGTGCGCCGTACTTCTCCAGCTCCGGGATCCAGCCCTCAGGCAACGCCCACTGCTGGCCCTCCGGAACAGCCTTCAGTTCAGCGAGGGTGACCCAGGAGTGGGAGTGCTCGCCCAAGTCCTTGCCGTTGCGCTCCACGTCGCCGACGAGGGCTCCCAGGTTGAAACGACGGCGCGAGGGCACGCGGTCGTCCTGGCACTCGAAGTCGTCCGGCAGCCCGCGTGGAGTCGAGATGGGAGTGAGACCTGACTCGGGCCAGTTGCGCACAGCTGCCAGGACCGCGAACGTGGCGTAGGACTGAGACTCCCAGAACGATTCGTTGTACTCGTTGGTCCCGTCCAGGTTGAGTTCCACGTCTTCCCACTTCCCGTCACGACGGGCCTGGACGATCAGGTGGATGTCGCAGCCCACTATTTCGCCTCCTCTAACACCGGGTGACCATTGTTCGGGGTCTTCTCCGCCGCGTGCTGCTCAAGCAACACCCGGGCCTGATGCTCCGACACCCCAAGCTCACGGCTGATCCGCCGTCTCCCTGCCCCGGAGGCGAGGAGAGCAGCGGCCCGGGTCTCGGAAACCGTTCTGTCGGTGGGTGCGGCTACGCTGGTCCGCTTCGGCCGAGACGGTGCAGGGGCCGGTTTGCGCTGTGCAATTACCTCGGGCTCCTGCGCGCAAATAACGGGCTCCTGTACATCCAGCTGCACATCGCCTCGCCCGAGCAGCACCAGCAGGTGAGCGACGGCTCCAGCGACGGCAGGCGGCACCGCTCCAACGATCGCGGCCGCCCACCACGGCGGGAGGACGTGACTGGCCTCCATGCCCAGATGCGACCCGTTACCCACAACGGTGAGCACCAACAGGCTCCACGTCATCCGGCCGGCTAACCGTGCCGCGTCAGGGTTGACACCTCTGCGCCACACCCAGGCGGCGACAGCAACCCCGACGTCGATCACCAGGGGCATGAGCGGAGCGAGTGTGGGGGAGATGTAGCAGGACTGGGCTAGGCCGTCCAGACCAGAGAACGAGAGGGTTGCGGCTCCGAACCACACGGTGCTCGCGCCGAACCAGGCGAACGTTCCAGGGCGGGTCACGTCGGCCCCCAACTGGGGTGTCGGCCGTCGAAGCTGTGCTCCCTGTACGCGGCCACGAGCGCATCGAGAACCCCGTTAGCGCAGGGATCGATGCCCGACTCGTACTCGTGCAGGTAGTGCTCGCAGGTGTCCACGATCTCCCTGTGCGCCTCGATGGGGAGCATCCGGGAGTCGGTGGACAGCAGCCCAGTCGGCTCGTGTTGCGGCAAACCCCACGCGGTCCGGATCTCCCGGGCCCTCGCCGCGTCCTGTCGGATGTGCTGCTCTTCGGCGTCCAAGCAGCGGCGGATGAACTCGATCCTCGCGTCGGTCATGTCGACCCCCACGCCTCATCCCAGCCCGGTGCGTGCCGGTAGGCGGAAGCAAGGGCCCGAACAGTCGGACAGGGGAAAGAGCGCTGGACCAGGGGGTAGGACCAGTCTGCTTCGTCTGGCCAATCCTCGGGGGAGTCCATCACCGCATGGCAGGTGAGACAAACGGGTGCGTCCTTGATCCCAAGGTCGGCGTTGGTGTACCGGGTCGGGGCGTGGGCGGCCAAAATCTGTCGCTGCGCCTGGATGAGAGCTAGGACGGCCGCCGGATCGTGCAGGGCCACATGCTCGGCGATCTCACCGAGCATGCACAGCTGGTGGTCCACCTTCATGCCCGAAGTTCCCTCGTCGTCCCAGAGGCCATTGTCGCGCCCATGTCCACCCTCGGGTGGTCCGGAGTGCTTGACGAGTCCGTTGGAGTTGCGCCAGGGGCTCAACGCCTTCTCGTCCGCAGCCCGCGCCACCCGCTCGTGCTCGTCCAGGATCGCGGTCAACCACTCGACCAGTTCGCTCATCCCCCCACCTTCCTCTCCCACTACCGGTGACCCTGACACCATCAGATGTGGGCCTGACGTCGATGCCAGGCGTGGTGTCGGGACAAGGTGGCGGTGAGGACCATCGCCCCGCAGTGTTCACACTCGTCGAGCGGGGTGTACTCGGGGAAGGGGTTCGGGGCCGTTCCCAGCCAGAAGCGGAAGGCGCCGGAACGGGGCGGCTCAGTCGGCGGGGCCGGCTTAGGTACTCGCACCGTCTTTGTGCTGGTCATGGCCGCCCCCATCTATACCTGCAACGTACGCTAGAAACACGTGCTTCCGCTGGCCTGGGGGCTAGTCTAGCGCACGTGAGAGCCGCCATATACGTGAGGATTTCGCAGGACCGCGTCGGCGAAGGCCTCGGCGTGGCCCGGCAGCTCGAGGACTGCGAACGCCTCATCCAGCAACGAGGCTGGACCAAGACGGTGGTCTACACCGAGAACGACGTGTCCGCCTCCGGACGCAAACCCCGCCCCCAGTTCCAGGCCATGCTCAAAGCCGTCCAGGACCGCCGCGTGGACGTCATCGTCGCCTGGGCGTTGGACAGGCTCACCCGCAACCCCCGGGACCGTCTCGCGCTCGTTGAGGCCTGCCAAGCCCACAACGTGGTCGTCGCCCTCGTCCAGGGCACCGACATGGACCCGACGTCCCCATCTGGGAGACTGTTGATCGGGTTGCTGGGCGAGGTCGCGCAGCACGAAATCGACATGAAGTCGGAGAGGCAGATCCGCGCACACCGCCAGGCCGCCGAGCAAGGCCGACGCATGGGCGGCCGGCGACCCTTCGGCTACAACAGTCGCGGTGTCGAGATCGTCCCCGAAGAAGCCGACGCCATCCGTGACGGCTACGTGTGGGCGCAGTCGGGTGTGCCGTTGGCTGAGATCGCCCGCCGTTGGAACAACGCCGGGTTGCGCACCGGGCAGAACAGTGTGTGGCGGATCGACAACGTCCGCCGGGTGTTGTTGAACCCCCGCAACTGTGGGAAACGTCGTTACAAGGGCGAGATCATGGACGTCCGCGCTGAGTGGGAGGCGCTGGTCGATGAAGGGGTGTGGCGGGATGTGGTGGACATCCTGTCCCGCCCCGAACGCCGGACCGGCACCCCCGGCGCCACCCAACTGTTGACCGGGATCGGAAGGTGTGGGGTGTGTGGGCTGCTCGTCCACGGCGGCGGCGCCTCCCACGGGAAACGCATCTACCGCTGCCGGTCCATGAAACACGTCAACCGCCTCGCCCAACCGGTGGACGACTACGTCACCTACACCGTGCTGCTCATCCTGGGTGAGCCGGGCGCGTTCGAGTACATCGTCGACCGGGACAAACCCGACCTGGACGCCCTGCGGGCCGAGGCGGACGACCTGCACCGGCAGCTGCGGGAACTCGCCGAGGAGTTCACCGACGACCCGGTCGTCACCCCCGCGCAGTTCCGGTTGATGACCAGCCGGGTGCGGGCGAGATTGGATGCGGTGGAGCTCCGCATGACCGATTCCGGCCGCTTCGACATCATCGGCCCCTTCCTCAACCTTGCGGAGAAGGAACGGGAGGAGAAGTTCGAGGCGGCCGGTTTCCACGTTCAGCGGGCTCTGATCGACGCCTTGTGCACCGTGGAGCTGTTCCCGGTGGGCCGGGGCACACGGACGTTCCGACCGGAGACGGTGCGGATCACCCCGCGCTGACTGGGGCAGTCACCACGGTCGTCGCAGGATGGGCACCACGTTGTCGGTGCGCTGCACGGGGATCAGGTCGGGGATCAGATTCGGGCCGAGTTCGGTGAGCGCCACCGCCCGGCACACCCACCAGTGCAGCCGTGGGAACTCCATGTCCGGCTTGAGGGCGATGACACCCCGGGGCAGGCTCACCCGGACGGGGCTGGTCTGGCGCGGATCGGTCACTATCTTGAGGTCGTAGTTCGTTTCCACTCGGTCGAACAGCCACTGCGCCGCAGGGTCTGAGCGGTAAGAGTAGTTCCAGTCGATCGGTTGTGCCACAGCTCCTGATCCCCCTTCAGGTGGCGGTGCCCCGGTCCGCCGTAAGACTGAGCGGAGTATTACTACTCGCACCGTTTCGTTAGAGCAACCAGGGGGATCTTGTCACCCGCAGGGTGCACCATCGTCCTCATGCGGTGTCAATAGTCCGTCGAGGGGTGACCCGGATGCTTCGAACGCTCGTTCGATCTAAATCGACAGTTCAGTAACTCCCCAAGAACCGACAGGGGACGGTTGGGTATAGGCCACCTGAGTGCAATCTCAACCGAGCGCCTCCCGCCGCTCTTGCTCATGAGCACTTTCTAACGATTCGGTTACAAACGCTGGGACGTCGTCAGAACGGCTCTCGTAGGTGCCGGCGAGCCGGTCAGGGGGTACGCGGCTGGCCAGCTCGGTCAGGCGTTCGGCGATCTCCGCGACCAACTGTGCGGCGCCCTTGTCGGCCAGGGACTCCTGGCGCGGCGTGTCCGCTGACGGTGGGCCGAGGACTTCGTTGAGTTTCTCGGTCCACTTCCTCTGGGGGGTTACACCGTCTTCCCATCCCCATACCGTGCGCAGGCTCGCGCCTACGCGCTCAGCGAGTTGCTCTTGGGTCATGCCAAGGGCGTCTCGCCGTTTGCGGATGCTCTCGGGTGTCCAGCGCACGACGCGACGATAGCGCAGAACATGCGCAGGACTAACTAGGCCCACCTGCATGGATGCTCCCCAGGTCCACGGGTCGGTACACCCCACCATCGCAAACCCTGCGTCGTTCTGGTAGAAATCCCACACGTTCGGTTGCGCAGAAAGCGCAGGAAATGCTAAATTACTGCGCATGGACGGACGCAAGATCAGAGGCCGTGACCTGAAGGCACTCCGGGAAGAAGCTGGCTTGTCCCGCTCCCAACTCGCAGTGTTGATCCAGTGCAGCGAAGGCCATCTCCGCAACATGGAGATGTGGGGTTACGAGCCCAGCACGGTGCTGGCCCACCGCCTACGGAGGCAGCTCAGTAAGGCACTCGAGCGTCCCGTGAGCCTGGACGACTTCACCGACGAAAACGACGACTCGAACGGCGCGGCCGCGTGACCGCCTCGTCCCGGCTCTCCCCGGAAGCGAAAGCCGCCGCCCAGGAGATCGCCCGGGGTTTCCGGTTCTCCTCGGAGCAGAAGCAGCTCATCGCCGACCTCATGACTCCGCTACTGGAGCGGTGGGCGGCGGAGCAGGTGCCGGTGAAACGGCGCAAGGAGGCCGCCTGACCTCCGTAAACGAGACGAGGCCCCATCCGCTGCAACGGATGAAGCCTCAGAACCTCAACCGATCGCACCCCAGCCAGAGGAACGAGTCGATGAGCAACACCTTACAGGCCGTGACCCCAGCACGGCCAGACCAACGCGATAGCGAGGCAACCCCAGTGCCTTCTCACGCTCTGAACAGCCCTACCCTCCCATCCACCGGCTACCTGAAGGTGGGCTCGGTAGTCCCCTGGACGGCCCCCGTCCTGCAGTGGGACGAGAACGGCCGCCCCGCTGGTCTGGTGTCCCAGGAGCAGGACGACTGGGCGAAGGCCGAAGTCGACGCCATGAACGTGTCCTGGTCCCCGACACCGTGGCCCGGTCCCCGCTCCACTGGGTGCGGTCACCGGTGGGCCGCTGAGGTGGCGGGCCAGTACATCTGCACCCTCCCCAAAGGGCACGGCGATGACATCCGCCACGAAGCCCAAGGGGTGAAGGGGGCTGTCCTCGCCTCTCCGACGGAGACGTTGACGACGGAAGCTCTGCGGCCGGCCCGGAAGCGGACCGTACGAGGGGTGGCGGTGGCGTGAGCGCGCGAGCTGGATTCGCCGACGTCTCGCACATCTTCGTGAAGGTCGCCGAGGCCGACGAGCCGATGTCGCTGGACAACCTGGCCTGGGAGCACGTGGCCCCGTGCGGGTGCACCTGCGGGATCATGATTGCCGAGACAGTCGACGCGGAAGCCGCGCACCGTCGCATCACCCCGAACGCTGAGCAGCGCCGCCGTGATGAGGCAGCGGGTTTCAATCTTCGTCTCGCCCCCCGCGATCTGGTCCTCGACCGGCTGGGCAACAGGTGTTCCTGCTCGCCCCGGTTCGGCCTGAACAAGGTCGCGGTCCCGGAGGGTTACCGGTGGGCCGAGGCGACCGGTAACCGCCGTCAGCACCTCGTTGCGGTGGGCACGGAAACGCCCAAGGAGTTCCGCATCTGGGCCAAGCACGTTCACGCGGGACCCAGGGACCACGAGAACCTGTGGGAACGCCCGTGGCTGATGGACCTGCCTACCTGCCGCACCTGTGAACGGTGGGCTAAGGGCCAGGCGGTGACCTCGTGAGCACCTTCTTCCTCCGCCTTCTGGTGCATGTAGTGGCCTCGAACATCTGCCCGATCTGCCTGCGGCCCCGGCCCTGGCCCTGCGACGGGAGCTGCACGTTATGACCGCGCAGCAGGTGGCCGCGTTAGGTCGCGCCGACGAACTCCCCCCGGCCGCTTCCCTACCTGAGGTGGACGTCCAGGCCAACGCCGACGTCGAACTCGACCAGTGCTCCGTCCACATCCTGGGGGCGGGGGAGGACGTCGCCCCGATGGGGCGGTGGCAGATCTCCTACCAGTTCTCCCCGGACCACCCGGTGCACTTCGAGAACATCTGCGGTGCGGCGTGCGCACAGACGGAGCTGCGGGAACTCCTCGAGTGGGGGGTGTACCGCCTAGGGCTGCACCTGCCCACCGACTGGGCCCGAACCCCCGCCTCGGGGGATGACCCGTTGTTCGCCGGCATCCAGCGGTGTCTGCGCCTGGTCGAGTCTCTGCCGAACCCGGCGGGTGACCCCCGGTTCGAGAAGACCCGCAACGAGATCCGTGCCCATCTCGCCCAGCTCGGGCTGAACAGGATCGAGCAGCTGGCGGTGGCGTCATGATCTTCCGCTGCCTATCCGTTCCCGGACCATGCGACCGCTGCGGCCGTCAGGCGTTCGCCAACCTCGAGCTGTGCGACACATGCCTCGTCGGCGGCAGGCCGGCTCGGCCTGTGCCTGACGGCCTGTCTCAGGCTCGCGGCCAGGCGCTGGCTGAGGTTCAGGCCGAGCGGAGGGCCGCCTGATGTCCTACGTCGGGAAGCACCGCAAACCACGCCCTCACCGCCACCAGCGGGTCATCGACCACGTCGAAGACGCCTGGCCGTGCGTGAAAACCCGCCTCGCCCTCGCCGGGTTCGTCATCCTCCTCGCCGTCGTGTGCTCTCTCGGGGTCACCGTCGCACCCCCGGACCCGACTGAGCTCGGTCAGGTGGCGTTCGTGTCCGCTGATGTGCCCGTGTACGGGCCGGCAGTGATGACGGGGGCGTGTTTCCGGTGAAGATCGGGAGTCTCTGCACCGGTTACGGCGGACTCTGATGCCATCCTCGCTGCGGGAGAAGACCTGCGATTACTGCGGATCTCGGTGGACGACAAAGTCCCTCACCGCCCGCTCCTGCTCGCCCGTGTGTCGAGCGCGCTTGCGGGAACGCGAACGCCCCTCGCCTGGTCGACCGAAACGGGACTATCCGCCGGATCTTGTTGAGGCTGTTCGGCAGATGTACGCCGACGGCGCAACCATCCGCGAGATCGACACCGTGATCGGGTCCGGGTATAAGGCGCAAGCGCTGGTTGAGCGGTTCATCGCTGAACGAAGGCCAGCGGTACCGCGCGACCAGACCGGCGAGCGTAACGGCAGCTGGCGCGGGTCAGGTGCCAGCTACACCGCTCTGCACTTGCGCGTCGCCGCCGCTCGGGGCAAACCGTCCCGTTGCGAGCAGTGCGGGACTGGCGCCCCCGATGTCCGCTATGAGTGGGCCAATCTGACCGGGCGATACGACAACGTCGCTGATTACGAGCGTATGTGCGTCCCGTGCCATCGCACCTACGACGCCGCACGTCGCAGGCTGACCGGCGAGCGCACCTCGCCACCACGGGGGGTGATGTCCTATGTCTGAGCAGCTCCGAATCGGTTCCCTGTGCTCAGGCTATTGAACGGCGGCCTTGATATGGCCGTGCAGGCCGTGCTGGGTGGCGAGTTGGCGTGGGTGTGCGACATCGACGCTGGAGCCTCAACACTGCTCGCCCACAACCACCCTGGCATCCCGAACCACCACGACCTGATCGCCATGGACTGGGCACGGGCCGAACCGGTCGAAGTCATCACCGCCGGCTGGCCCTGCCAGCCCTGGTCGCAGGCAGGGAAGAGGAAGGGCGCAGAGGATGAGCGGGCCATCTGGCCGGCAGTTGCCGGAGCCATTCGCACGCTACGACCACGACTCGTCGTCCTGGAGAACGTCAGCGCTATCGCTGGCGCTGGGGAGCTTGCCCGAGCCGTCGGCGACCTGGCCCAAATCGGGTATGACGCGTGCTGGGGAAGCCTACGAGCTTCCGCCGTTGGAGCCCCCCACCGCCGGGAGCGGATCTTCATCACTGCTGCCGACGCCTCAGGCCAGGGACGTAGACTCAGCGAGCAGGTCGATGTCGACGAAGACGGCGTTCCGGCGGATGTTCATCCAAGGCAAACGGAATCTGGACGACGCGATCGCGTTGCTTCCCACCCCGACGAGCAGGGATCACAAAGGCCCGTCGGCGAGGAAGAACCGGGTGCTGTCCGACGGATCGGTCAGCGACGACCCGTGCAGGAACAACCAGCTACCGAACGCCGTGATGCTCCTGCCGACGCCGACGGTCGCGGACTCGCGGGGGACCAGGAACGCCACCTCGGGCCGGTCGAACCCGGACAGTGCCCACCACGCCGGCCAGACGTTGACGGACGTGTTCTGGACTGGGCCGGATACGAACCCGCCATCCGACGATGGGAAGCCCTCCTCGGACGGCCCGCACCCGCCCCGACTGTTCTAGGCCTGCGTGGTGGCCGGCAGTTGGCCGCACCGTTCGTGGAATGGCTCATGGGCCTCCCCGAAGGCTGGGTGTGCGACGTCCCCGGACTGACCCGTAACCAGCAGCTGAAGCTTCTGGGTAACGGCGTCATCCCGCAACAGGCGGAGGCCGCCCTACGGCTTCTCCTGCCCCGTCTGGTTTCAACCGAGGCGGTGGCCGCGTGATCGCCGTGGTCCTCGTCTGTGTCGCCGTCCTGGCCGTCGACTGCATCGGTTTCGCCTCCCTCATCAAAGGGTGGGAGACCGGGTGGGTGGAGGACAGGGAGTGGCCGTGCTGAACGAACCGTTGTTTCTTGCCCTGTTGGCGTACGGCGTCCTCGCACTGTTGGTGACTGTCACCACCGACGACCAGCCGGACGAACAGCGGAGGGACGAGTCGACCCGCGAGGTGCTGAAGCAGCTAGTGGACGCCATCGAGGACGACCACGCCGGCGACATGACCCCGCTGTGGGCTGAGGCCCGTCGAATCCTGGGGGAAGCGAAGTGACCGACAAGCGTTCCGCCCGTCTCGCCCGGTCCCACGACCGCCAAGAACAAATCCTGGACCTCATCTCCCACGGCGCCACCTACCAACACGCCGCCCAAGAACTAGAGCTCACCCTGCCGTCAGTGGTGTCCCACCTGAAACGGGCCTACGACCGGATGGGGGCAAGAACAGCCGCGCACGCGGTACGACGCGGATTCGAAACCGGGATCCTCATCCCCGGCCGATCCGACGTAACCGGGCTGAGAGCGGAAAACGACCACCTGCGGGCCGAATTGGAACGGGTGTACCGGGCGTTGGTCCAGGCCAACACCGAGTTGGCGACCCGGCCGGCCGGTGAGGCCCCGTTGTCGCACCCGTTCTCCGACCTGCTGCTGCGGATGGTGGCGTGATGGCTGTCCGCACCTGGTGGCCGAAAGCCACACCCGGCCAACTGCAACGCCTACTCGGGCTCGACTGCGACCGGCCGTGGGTGGAGTACGCGGCCTGCCGTGAGGTTGATCCCGCCATTTTCTTCCCGGAGAAGGGTGAGTCCGCGCTCCCCGCTGTGCGTATCTGTCGCCGGTGCCCGGTCCGGGACGAATGCCTCGAAGACGCGGACTCGACCGGTGACCTGTGGGGTGTGCGTGGCGGGTTGGGGGAGCAGCAGCGTCGCCGCATCCGGGAAGGCCGGGTGGCGTGATGCGGAAGCTGCCCCCGACTACCCGGAAGCAGTGCGGCCGTGATCATGGTTACCGGCTGCACCTCGCCGCCAGCGAGTACCCGTGCCTTGACTGCCTGGACGCTCACCGACTGGCGTGGCAGGACTGGAAGCGGCGAGCGGGAGTCGCGCGAGTCTTGAAGCCCTGCGGTACGCGAGCGGCGTACAAACGGCACCTCCGCAACGGAGAGGAAGCCTGCTGGCGGTGTCGGTGGGCGAACCGAACCGGTCAGGATCTGATCGCCGGGCAGGTGGCCGCGTGAGCTACTCGCCTGCCTCAACCGAGCTGGGCCGCCGGCGCCGCGCCGGCTTCGGATGCAGCGAAACGGCCGGCGCGTACCCGTTCGTCACGTTGTACTCGGGCACCTCGTCGATGATGGCCCGGCGCTCGGCCTCCACCGCTTCAGGGCGGGTGGAGAAGTGCTCCAGCTCGATCGTCGCAACCTCCCGCCACCACCGCTTCATGCTGCGGTGGTCGGCCAGGCGGTCCTCAAGGTTCGTGGTCAGCCCGATGTACAGCAGCCGACGATCCGGGCCGTACATGCGGTACAGCACATGCGACTGGTTGCGCAGTCTGACCTTGACCGATCTCTCTCGAGTAGCAGCCACTGATCAGCGCCTTGACCATCTGCCGTTTCGGCGGTACTCCTCCATGGCCGCGTCTGGCCACTCGGGATCAGCATCCAGCAGCCCCTTGTGCCTGCCGACGTATCGCACCACGGCCGCTCTGATGACCTGCGACATCTTCTCGCGGCGCAGGAATGCGATGCGCAGCGCGGGAAACCAGACCTCGTCCTCAATCTGCGCCGAGCGCGGGGGGATCACGCGACGGCTCCCGGACACGGGAAGCACTGTAACTAGCTCCATCACACCTCCACAACGTAGGCCCTGGTCAGATGGGGTGGATACACGTAACAACACAAGTGACGTTACACGGAACAGGGGTTGCGCACAACGCCCGTTCGGGTCTAGGGTTACACGTAACAGCTCGACCCCAGACAGCACGAAAGCCCACCGCGCCGGCAAGCAGAAGTGGGCTCTCGTGACAACGGAAACTCAGGAGAGAATCGCTGTGACCACCATGTTCCCACAACTTGCCCCGGCCCGCGACCTGTCGAACGCCACCCCCTTCACCGACGACCTCCCTCCGGTCGCCCGTGACTCCCGGGTCACCGTCCTGGTCGACCTGGACGCCTACACCGTCGGAGCCTGCGGGGAGTGCGACGCCGAGGACGTTCCCGCCCAGTGGCGTGTCACCTACCGCAAGACGGAGGGCGGGTCGGTGTTCTTCACCGACGTGTGCGGCCGTTGGTGTGCGGATCGGGTCATCCGGGACCTGTTGGATCTGGGCCTGTACGCCCGCCGCGTCTACGACGTGACCCTGCACCTGCCGGCCGAGTTCCGGCACGACGACGAGCTGTCCCACCTCGCCTCCACCCGCTGTGAGGGTCTCCCCGGGTGTGACCAGGCGGTGGCGTATGTCGTGGAGTTCGAGTCCCGGGGACACGCCGCCCGCCGCGAATGCGCCTGCCGCGACCATGTGCTCGAGCTCGTGGACTACGCCGAGAAGTTCGGCCGATTCACCCCCGTCACCGTCCAGCCCCTTCCCGTTACGACCCGAGAGCAGGTGGCGGCATGAGCGAGCGCATCGTCAAGAACCAGGTTGAACTGAACAAGGCGATCGCCGACAAGGTCGGTTGGATCGAGATCCGTTCCCCGCAGGGGGTATGGATCGAGGTGACGGCCTGCGACTCCAGCACGGTGACGGCCTACGACTCCAGCACGGTGAGGGCCTGCGGCTCCAGCACGGTGACGGCCTACGACTCCAGCACGGTGACGGCCTACGACTCCAGCACGGTGACGGCCTACGGCTCCAGCACGGTGACGGCCTACGGCTCCAGCACGGTGACGGCCTGCGGCTCCAGCACGGTGAGGGCCTACGACTCCAGCACGGTGACGGCCTGCGGCTCCAGCACGGTGACGGCCTGCGACTCCAGCACGGTGAGGGCCTACGGCTCCAGCACGGTGAGGGCCTCATCGCACACCGCAGTGCACCTGCACTCCGGCCGCGCCTGTATCGAAGGCGGGGTCCTCATCGACCACACCGCTGTCGACCAGTCAGCCCCCGCCACCTGGGCCGACTACCACGGGGCGCAACTCCCTAACGAAGACACCGTCACCGTGTTCAAGGCCGTCCGGGACGACTACCGCTCCGCCCACGGCGCCCTCTACACGGTCGGCACCGAGGTCACTTGTGATGACTGGCGCGACACCAACGAGTGCGGCAACGGCCTGCACTTCTCGCCCAGCCCCGCTCAGGCGTCGTCCTACGACTACGCGGCCACCCGGTTCCTGGAGTGCACGATCAAGCTGTCCGACCTCCGGCCTCTGACCGACTCCGGCACGGCGAAATGTAAGACCAACCGTGCGTTCGTGGTCCGCGAGGTGGACATCGCCGGACGACCTGTCTCGACCACGGCGGCGGCCTCATGACCTCCTCCGTCTACTCCATCCCCCGGGAACCCCTACCGGACGACGACCTCTGCCCGGACACCGGGGAGCACCCGCTCGCCCACTGCGCTGTTGAGGGCTGCCAGAACTACCGGGACGAACTCGAAGCCCTCGCCCCCTGGGGGACGTCAGGTCGCGGACTGAAGGGGTGGGCGGCGTGAGCGTCCGAACCAGCGGCATCGTCCGCATCGTCCACCGGGTCAGCGACCGCGTTTGCCTCGAGTACGACATCCGGCACCTCCGGCCGGACGAGCTGAGCAAGTGGGTCAAGTCCATCGAGCACTACTGGGACTCCCTCATCTTCCGCATCGAGTGGCCAGACGACCTGGAGGATTCGTGAACGAGACCGATAGGCAGCTCGCCGGCCGCGCCATCGTGGCCAAGGTCTTCGTCGAAGAGGCCACGAGGCTGGCCAAGGCTGTCCGTGACGTTGTGGAGCCCGGCCTGGAGCCCGGTGAGCACATCACCGCCCAGCTCGGAGACGGAACTCGGGTCGGGAAGGTTCGCCGCAACGAACGCTCCGTCGTGGCCGTCACCACAGACGCCGATGCCCTGCTGAAGTGGTGCCGCAAGAACCGCCCCGACGAGGTGGAACTGGTCCCCACCATCCGGCCGGCGTTCCTGGAGTACCTGCGCAAGCAGTGCAAGGAACACGGCTTCGCCTTCGACGCGGAAGGGGAGATCATCCCCGGCATCGAAGGCCAGGAAGGCTCCGCCAGCTATGTGGTGAGCCCGTCCCCGGAAGGCAAGGCCCTCATTCAGGCCAAACTCTCCGACCTCATCGCCTCCGGAGTGCTGGAGCTGCCGGCCGCTGAGGGGAGGCCGGCGTCGTGATGACCACCTACACCCTCAACGACGGCTCCCTCCTCTGCTGGGCCGTCTTCACTCTCGACCCCGGCACTCCCGACCGCACCCCGGTCCGAGTGGGTCTCCGCTGGGACCCCAACTACCCCCTCGCGGTCACCATGGAGTTCATCGCCCGCGACACCATGCCCGTCACCTGGGTCCTGTCCCGCGACGCCTTGGCCGACGGAATGACCTTCCCCGCCGGCCTGTCGGACTACCAGGTGTTCCCCGTCGCCAACCCCACCTGCGTGGGTCTGCATCTGGAAAGCCTCTCCGGTACGGCCACGTTCTCCATGAGTGCCGAGGTTCTCCGTTCCTTCCTGGCCATGTCGTATAACCGCTGCCCCCGTGGGGCGGAGTACGCCGGCTACGACGTGGACTCCGAGCTCGCCGAACTCATCGCCGAGGAAGGCGCGGCATGAGCGGCGACGGACGCAACCTCGTCCTCATCCAGTCCATCCCCATCGTCTCCGAAACCGTCCTGGTTCCGCTGATCTCGCTGCCCTGGCGGGACGACGACAAGGACCGCATCCATCCCGAGCAGGAACGGAGCGCGTGATGGGCTTCAACCTCGCCGACTACCAGCCCGTAGAGGAACGCAACGCCCAGTTCTGGGCGAAGTACCCCGAGGGCCGGATCCACACCGACATCCTGTTCCAGGACGGCACCCGCTACATCTGCCGCTGCGAGATCTTCCGCAGCGCCGACGACTCCGTACCAGCCGCCACCGGCCACGCCGAGGAGATCGTCACCGGCCGTGGAGTGAACCAGACCAGCGCCCTGGAGAACTGCGAAACCTCCGCCGAAGGACGAGCCCTGGCCCGACTCGGGTTCGCCCCGAAGGGTGCCCGCCCATCCCGCGAGGAGATGGACAAGGCCAACCGTCAGCGAGCCGCCCAGGAGAAGCCGCTCAGTGAGGCCGACGTGGCGAAGGCGAAGCTGCGCCAGTCCTGCTCAGAGAACGGGTGGGACCTCACCATCGTCGCCGATCTGTTCGCCGGCGAGCAAGGGGTGGAGCTCAAGGAGACCACCAACGCGGCTGTGATCGAGAAGTTCCGGGAGAGCCTGTTCTCCATTCCCGCCGAACAGCTCAAGGCGGTGGCGAAGTGACGAAGATGCTCACCGCCAACGACGTCGCTACCCACCTCGCCGGGTTGGCCCGGGACCTGTCCCGCCTGGTCGACGCCCTCGCCGTCCAGGAACGGGAGGCGGTGAACAAGCGGGAGGACTACACCCTCGCCCTGTCCAAGGCGTTCCTGATGGCCGAGGGCCCGATGGACATCCGCAAACACCAGTCCATCGTCGACACCCACGCCCAACGCATCGCCGCCGAAGCAGCCGAGGCCCTGGTGCGCGGTCTGCGCCGGCAGATCGACACCGTGAAGATCCGCATCGACGTCGGCCGCTCCATGGGTGTGGCCATCCGGTCTGAGCTGAACCTGTCGAACCTGGACGCGGCATGAAGCGCGGCAACGGGCTGGCCCGGAAGACCCGCCTGGTGGCCAAGACACCCCTGAAGCCCGGCGGCTTCCTGAAGCGAGGCGCGTTCATCCCCAAGACGGCGATCAAGCCCACGCGCCCGACCGTGACCCCTGAGGAACGCTCCGCGCGGAAGCTGCTCGCGCACCGCTCAGGCGGCCGCTGCGAGATCGGAATCGGCTGCCTGGCCACGGACGCCCACCACCGCCGCAACCGCAGCCAGGGAGGCCTCTGGGCCATCGAGAACCTCCTGCACCTGTGCCGTGCCCACCACCACCACATCACCGTGAACCCCCAAGCCGCCCGCGAGCAGGGATGGGCGGTGCCCTCCACCCGCAACCCAGCTGATGTCCCGGTCTGGCTCAGTGGTCACGGCTACTGCTTCTTGAACACCGATGGATCGATCACCGAAGTACCCGAGGAAGAAGGCGTCGCATGAACGAGCCCACTGTCACGATCGTCGGCAACTGCGTGAGCGAGCCCGAGCTGCGGTTCCTGCCCAGCGGTGTCGCCGTGGCGAACCTGACCGTCGCTGTCACTCCCCGCGTGAAGGACGGTCAGGACTGGAAAGACGGCGAGACCATGTGGTTCCGGCTGGCCTGCTGGCGCCAACTCGCTGAGTCCGTCGCTGAGTCCGTCACCAAGGGCACGAGGGTCATCGCTTCCGGCCGGCTCTCCACGCGCTCCTACGAGACGAAGAGCGGGGAGAAGCGCACTGACATGGAACTCCAGGTCGATTCCATCGGCCCGGAGCTCCGATTCGCTACCGCGAAGGTCAACAAGGTCGAGCGCGGCAGCGACCGCTCCACGCAGCACGCACCCGCAGGCGACCCGTGGGCCAGTCAAGACGCCCCGTTCTGACCCCAGTGCCCCCGACGTGACCGAGAGGAGGTCGACCATGCGGGCTCCCCGCTCAACGCATGAGCGACCAGGAACGGCAGCCAGCTGATGGCCCGTGCACACGCAAGGCTAAAAGTGGGCGCCCTGAGTGGTGACCCGGAAATGCGGGCGCTGACCCCGCACGCGAAGTTGCTGTACGTCTTCCTGCTTCAGGACGCCTACCTGAATGCCGCCGGGGTGATGCCAGTGTGCGACGAAGAGTGGGCGGAGGATCTGGGACTAGGCCTCAGTGAGCTGGAAGACGCGCTGGATGAGCTGGTCGAAGCCCGGTTCGTTGTGGTCGGCGAGCGGCGCCGTGAGGTTCTGGTGCGGTCGTTCATCCGCAACGACGGTATCGCCGACCAGCCGAACGTCCTGAAGCAGGCGTTGGCTCATGCCCGCCTGGCTCGGTCTCCGATCATTCGCAAGACCCTCGCCGTCGAGCTTCGCAAGCTCCCACCGGCACCGCCAGCGAAGTCGGTCGGAACCAACCGGGTCATGGTCTACCCAGACCCGCATGCATGTGCGGATGAACTCGATCCGGAGGGCGCACCTCAACCACCTCCAAGGGTCCTAAATAACCAGCCCGAAGAGGGTTCGCCGAACCCTTCCGGAAACCCTTCCAATGAACCCTTCGCGGAAGACTTCGCCGAACCCCCGGGTAAGGAACGGGGGAAGGTTAGGGGGAGTTCTTCAGCTTCTGCAGTTGATTCTTCTCGGTCCGATTCGGCTGCGCCGAAGCCGGACGAATGCTCGGACGATGAAGCTCGGCGGGACGACGTGGACGCGCTCTGCGACCGGTTGCGCGAGTGGATGATCCAGAACGGTGTCAAGGCTCCGACCATCACGAAGGAATGGCGGCGGCAGGCGCGGCTGATGCTCGACCGGGACAAGCGCGAGCTCTCGAAGGCGCTGAACCTGATCGACTGGTGTCAGCAGGACGCGTTCTGGATGGCCAACATCCACTCGATCCCCACGTTCCGGGAGAAGTACGACAAGCTCGCCCTACGGGCCCGGGAGGAGTGGCGCGCGAACGCCGACCGCGCGAAGGCCAACAACGACGCGATCAACCCGAACCGGTCTCCGTGGGCCGACGTGACGAGGTACTCGTCATGACGGTCGCAGATGTCCTGCACGACACGCTGCTCCCACGACTGGTGGGCGTCCGCAGCGTCGCCGGCGGATTCCAGTCCCGCTGCCCGGCCCATGAGGATCACAACCCGAGCCTGTCGATCACCCCGGGGACCACGCAGCCGGTCGTCCTGAACTGCCACGCCGGATGTCAGACCGAGGACATCCTCGCCGCCCTGGAACTCACGTGGGCCGACATCTCGCTACCTCCGGAGGAGCGACGGGAGAACGACGAGGAGTGGACCCCGGCCGGCCCGGCAAGCCACGTCTACGACTACCGCGACGAGAGCGGGAAGCTCCTGTTCCAGGTGCTGCGCGTCCCGCAGCCCGGCGGATCGAAGACTTTCCGCCAGCGGGTACCGGACCCGATCGCCAAGTCTGGCTGGCGTTGGAAACTCGGCGACACCCGAAAGGTGCTCTACCGGCTCCCTGAGCTCATCGCCGCGCTCGAAGCAGGGCAGACGGTGTGGGTCGTCGAAGGTGAGAAGGACGTCGAAACCCTCGCCCGCCACGGGATCACCGCCACCTGCAACTCCGGCGGCGCCGGGCCGGGAAAGTGGCTCGACGAGTACACCGACCATTTCGTGGACGCCCACGTCCGGATCGTCGCCGACTGCGACAGGCCCGGCCAGGCCCACGCCCGCGCGATAGCGGACTCCCTCGCTGAGGTCGCCGGTTCGGTGACGATCGTCGAACCAACGGGCGGCAAGGACATCTCCGACCACCTGGCGGCCGGCGGCACGCTCGACGACCTGCTGGTCACGTGGACGACCGAGGTCGCCCCGGTGGTGTTCCTCGCCCCGGACCTCCACGAGTTCCTGTCCGAAGTGGACCCGCCCACCACCTGGGTCGTACCTGGGCTGCTCGAGCGTGGGGATCGCCTGATCTGGACCGGAACCGAGGGACTGGGTAAGTCGCTCACGGTCCGGCAGATCGCCGTCGCGGCGGCCGCCGGTATCCACCCGTTCCGGTCGGAGTCGATCCCACGCCAGAAGGTGCTGTACATCGACTGCGAGAACTCCGAACGGCAGGGCCGCAAGCACTTCCGCGGACTGGAGCGGGTGGCCCGGCTGAAGAACCACCGGGTGCCGGATGGGGGGATGTTCGTCATCCACCGGCCCACGGGGATCGACCTGTCCCGCCCGGACGACACCGCCTGGCTGATGGAGCGGGTGGTGGCGCACAAACCGGACCTTCTGGTGTGTGGGCCGTTCTACCGCCTCCACGCCGCCGACTCCGAAGAGGAGAAGGGCGCCCGCCGAGTCGTTGCCGCGCTGGATGCCGCCCGGGTGCACGCCGATTGCGCACTGATCGTTGAGCACCACGCCCCACACGCCTCCAACGGTGTCCGCACGCTCCGCCCGTTCGGGTCGAGCCTGCTGATGCGGTGGCCCGAGATGGGCATGGGGATCCGGCCGGCCACCGACGACTACCCCTGCAAGAACGTCGTGGTGCAGCCGTGGCGTGGCAACCGCGACGAACGCCACTGGCCACGGGCCCTGAAGTGGAGCGAGGACCCCAACGACTGGCCGTGGCTGGTCGACGAAGACTTCAAGGAGCGCGCATGAGCGTCTACACGGACAGGGCCGAACAGCTTTGCTGCCCGCTCTGCGGCGACGTGTACGTCCACGTCGACGAGGCACGGGTAGCTGCTCGCATTCGGGAGGACGGCGAGATCACCCACATCTCGGTCACCAAGGCCGGCCAGATCGGATCCGAAGTGGTCCCGATAGGGAATCGGGTATGCACCGGCCACCGGCATCGGATCGCGCTCCACGGGTGGTGCGAGATGTGCGGCGGAAAGTTCGCCATCGTCTTCACCCAGCACAAGGGCGTGACGCTGGTGGAGTCCCAGGAGATCGACCCGCCGGTTCCCGTGCGGCTCGACTCCGAGGCTGAGCTTCGCGTCTGGGAAGCGCACACCCAGATGAACCTGCCGGAGCTGGAAGGCCTGGTCGCCCAGCACGACCTGTTCAAGTACCGCCTGGACTTCGCCCTGCCGGACAAGCGGATCGCGTTCGAGATCGACGGCTACGCCTACCACTCGGACAAGAAGACGTTCGAGAACGACCGCAAACGGCACAGGGCACTCGAGCTTGAGGGCTGGCGGATCGCCCGATTCACCGGGAAGGAAGCCTGCGATACACCCGAGCACGTGGTGTTGGAGATGGCCAAGGCCGTCACCGCGTTCACGGCGTTGCGCACCATCCCAGGGCAGGGCGAGCTTGCGAATCTAGAGGAGCGCACTTCGACCGGTGAGGGAGCGGCATGACCGACCCGACGAGGGCTAGGGCGTTGAAGGTTCGCCTCCCAGGGGGAGGAGGCGTGAGCCCCGGACCGAGCGAGATTAACCAGGTGATGACGGCTGCCACTTTCTACGGCCATGTGGCTCGCTGCGGGTGTGGGTGGAAGGCGGTGCATGAGTCGAAGATCGCGGCGCTTGTGGCTGGTCAGCGGCATGTGAAGGCCGCCCATCCGACCGCTGTCCAGGACGACGAACAGAAAGACGGTGCGGCGTGACCGGCGACCTGATGGCGCTTCCCTGGCCCGCTACAACGCATGACGATGCAATACGATGTGAGCATGACGAACACGAAGAAGGAGCCTCCACGCACGACCCACTCCCTCCGGTTGGAGGATGTGATCGCGGAGGAGATCGGGCTGGTAGCGGACCGGGACGGCCTGAGCTGGTCGGAAGCCGCACGGCGGTTGCTGAAGTACGCGGTTCCGAGGATGCCGGCGGGGTGGCACCGGTGACCCCCGAACAGCTCAAGCTAGTGGCCGCAACTGACTCAGCTCCGCCTCCCACCATCCCCAGTCGGGCGGTTGCGGATCTGCGCGCACTGGCCAAGCTCTGGTTTCGCGGGTTGGAAATGCCGCAGCGGGTGCAGCTGCTCAACGAGCTCCGCGCGGTGTTGGCTGAGCACTCTCCGTTTCAGACGGAGCCCGTGGATTTGGTCGAGTGGATCCCGAACGGCGACATCAGGGCGAACGATTACAACCCGAACGTCGTAGCCCCTCCTGAGCTGGAGTTGCTCCGGATCTCCATCATGAACGACGGCTACACCCAACCGATCGTGACCATGCCCGACGACGACGGTCGAGTGGTCATCGACGGCTTCCACCGCCACCGGGTCGGCACGGAAATGCCCGACGTGGCCCAGCGGGTCCACGGCTACCTCCCAGCGGTCCGTATCCGATCTGAGCAGCAGGGACGCAACGACCGCATCGCTTCCACGATCCGCCACAACCGGGCCCGGGGTAAGCACCGGGTGGACGCCATGTCCGACATTGTGGTGGAGCTGAAGTCCCGCAACTGGCCGGATGAGCGGATCGCCCGGGAACTCGGCATGGAAGCCGACGAGGTGTTGCGGCTGTGCCAGATGTCCGGCATCGCGGAACTGTTCTCCGACGATGAGTTCTCCGCGTCTTGGGACGTCGCCGACCCTGACGACGATTTCGAGGGCATGGAGGCGGAGATCCCGCAGGTGGAGGTGCCGGACGGTCAGTCGGGGCGCATCTATCACACCTGGGACAAGTGGGAGGCGTTCGCCGCCGGGTTCTTCGACTCAACTCCACCGAACCGGACGTTGACGGCGGATCGGATGAAGGCCATGTACGCGGACTTCCTCCGTGACATCCCCCGATTCCAGATCGCCATGGACGGGGTGTTCAAGGACTGGCCGAACTCCACCGAGCACAACCTGTCCAACGAGCGCATGAACAGGATCGCCTGGTTGGGGCAGGCGGCGATGTGTTGGGACTCCGGTGTGCCGGCGGCGTTCTGCAACGGCTTCTCCCTCATGAGCAAGGAGGAGCAGGAGCGGGCGAACCAGGCCGCGTTCGAGCACCTGAACAAGTGGCTGGCATCGGTGGGCCGTCCGACGTTGGCGACGTTGAAGGACGCGGAGCGTAAGACCCAGCCGGAGTTGTACTGATGACTGACTTGCGGAAGAAGTACAACCCGAACAAGACGGTCCTTCAGGCGGCCCGGGAGCGGATCGCCTGGACGTTCGACGAGTTCGAGAAGGTGTACATCAGCTTCTCCGGCGGCAAGGACTCCACGGTCATGCTGCACCTGGCCATGGAGGAGGCGATCCGGCGCGGCCGCCAGGTCGGGGTGCTGATCATCGACATGGAAGCCCAGTACCGGGCCACCATCGACCACATCCAGACCTGTGTGGACATGTACCGGGAGCACATCGACCTGCACTGGGTGTGCCTGCCGCTGAACCTGCGGAACGCGGTCACGAACTTCGAACCGCAGTGGACCTGCTGGGACCCCGACCAGCGGGATAAGTGGGTGCGCGAACTCCCCGCCGATGCCCATCCCGGCTATGACTGGTTCATCCCTCGGATGGAGTTCGAGGAGTTCATGGTCGAGTGGGGCTACCGGTACTCCGAAGGCCAACGCACCGCCGCCATGATCGGCATTCGGGCGGATGAGTCCCTGCACCGGTTGGGGACGATCGTGAAGTGGGACCGCAAACCCATGTGGAAGGGACGCCGGTTCACCACCGGGATCGGCCGCGAGCTGTACAACGTGTACCCGATTTACGACTGGCAGACCGAGGACATTTGGCGGTTCCACGCCCGCTTCCCGGACTACCCGCACAACATCATCTACGACCTCATGCACAAAGCCGGCGTCCCGTTGTCTAAGCAACGCCTGTGCCAGCCCTACGGCGACGACCAACGGCAGGGGTTGTGGCTGTACCACCTGCTCGAGCCGGACACCTGGTTCAAACTGGTGGCCCGGGTCAACGGCGCCAACACCGGCGCCCTGTACGTGCAGGAACGCGGCAACGTCGCCGGCTACGGCCACGTTGACCTACCTGCCGGTCACACCTGGAAGTCCTACACCAACCTGCTGTTGGCGTCGCTGCCGAAGAAGACCCGCGAGCACTACATCCGCCGGTTTCAGTCGTTCCTGAAGGGCTGGATCGGGCGGGGTTACGCGGAGATCCCCGATGAGGCTCCGATGGTGTTGGAGGCCAAGCAGTGGGTTCCGTCATGGCGGCGCCTAGCGAAATGCATCCTGCGGAACGACTGGTGGTGCAAGGGGCTCGGCCAGGCGCAGCCTAAGTCGGAGGCCTGGCTTCAGTTCCGGGCCATCCAGTCCGCCCGCAAGGAACGCGCGGCGCTGGAGCAGGCGGTGACTCACACCGCGCAGGTCATGGAGCTACCTGAGGTCGATCCGTTATTCGACATCGAGGATGCGATCCCGTGAGTTCACAACACGCCTGCGTCGATTGTGCTGCTCTCCCGGTGGATGACCGCCCGCAGAAGCCCCGCCCAGCTGTCCATGGTGGTCCTCGTTCGCGTCGCTGCAACACCCATTGGCGGGCCCATGTGAAGGCGCAGAAGCAGGCCCGTCATGACTCCCGGGTGGTGAAGACCTACGGGTTGGACCCGGGGGAGTACGAGGAGTTGTTGGCGTTTCAGGGTGGGACGTGCGCGATCCCGTCGTGTACGGCGAATGGGAGGGCCCGGAAGTTGGCGGTGGATCACGACCACGTCACGGGGGAGCCGAGGGGGATCTTGTGCGCCCCGCACAATTTCCTGCTCCTCGGAAGGTTCGTCGGCGACCTCGAGGACGGCCTGTCGTATTTAGCTGATCCCCCGCTGCGCCGAATGCGCGCGGCCCGAGCGAACGAATCAGAGGTGGCCTGATGGATTTCGGCGGTGGTTCTCGCCTCACCCCAGTCGGTTGTGATGCGGAGCAGGCCCGGTTGGTGCGTATCCGTCTTGTGAACATGATGGAGCGGCGAAATATCCCGAAGGATGAGCTGCGGGAGTCGCTGGAAATGATGGGCCTGGCTGAACCGGTCGGGTCGGGTTTGAGTGTCCCCAGGGACTCCTACGGGCGTCTACGCACCGACATGGTCTCCACACCCGCACCGGACACCGAGGATGCGGCAGAGGGCGAACCAGGGGCTGTTGCGGGGGCGTCACGTCGGCACGGTGACAACGGGAAGTGCGCCGCGGGGGATCACCCGTGGATCCCGGAGAACATCCGCCGCAACGAAACCACCGGCCGTCTGCGGTGCCGTGGGTGTGATCAGCGCCGTAAGCGGGGTCCGAAGAAGGTGAAGGACCCCAACGCCCCGGTGCTGTGCCGTTGCCCGGGCCGCAAACACGTGTTGACGGCGGAGACCTCCGAGTCGACGTATGTGGATCCGCGCGGTCAACGCCTGTGCCGGGTGGGGATCGACCGTCGCCGGCAGGCCGAACGGCTGCTTCCCGCTGAGCAGCGCACGTTGCTGCCGGGGGAGAAGCTGTGCCGCTGCCGACCCGAACGGCACGTCCTGACCCCGTACAACTCCGACACCACCTATGTGGACGCCGACGGTCACATGCGGTGCAGGGCGGTACGTCGGGTGCGGGAACCTAACACGGAGGCGGCGGCGTGAGCGGTCCAGTCGCTGACCTGGACGCACTCCGGGCGGAGCACAGGCAACTCCAGGAGGAATACCTCCAGCTGTCCCGTGCCCGTAGAGACCACGCGCTGAAGGATGTGTCCCGCAACCAGCTGCGGAGGGCGTTCGACGCCGTGAACCGCGCCCTGAACGGCAAGGGTGACGTCGCCCCCAGCGCCTCGAGCGAGTTCTACAACTTCGTCGTCCACGAGGTGCTCGAGGCTGTCAGGTGGGTTCCCGACACCCCTGAGCCGGAGCCGGGAGTCATCGAGATGACGACCCGCCTGGCCGCCCAGCAGCAGTGCGCGATGGGCAACCACGTCTGGACACCGTGGCTCCTACTGCCGAACGACTCCTACGTCACCTGCTGCGCCCGAACTGGGTGCGGCCACGATGTGAGGTACGACCTATGAGCGAGAACGTTCTCGGCAAGAACGACAACATGTGCCCCGGCTGCGGGAACACCTACGGCGACGACAACCTGTGCATGCCCTCCGCGTGTCAATGGGAGGGCGTAGATCGTCCCGCCACCCCTTCCTCGGGTGTAACCGAGGGGAAGGCCGAGAGCGGGGAGCCGTGCTGGCTCTGTCTCGGACTCGGCGGCGTCGCGCTGCACGAGATCTGGACAGCGCGGCGGGGCAAGCCGCTGTTCACCGCGCACGAGCCTGAGTCGGATCTGCACCACGTCTATCCGTGTCCGGCCTGCGCCGCCCAGCCTCCCGTCCCAGCTGACGACGCGGCCACGGTCCTGGCCAGGCTGCAGGAGCAGATGACGGCGCTCGCGGACGAGTACTCCGAAACAGCCGTGGCTCACGGCCTGAGTAAGGCCCTAGCTCTGGTGTCGGCCGCCCAGCAGCGGCTCGCCGACCGGGGGCAGAGCGGGGGCTCCGATGAGCAGTAGCCCGGAAGCTGACCGGCTGTTTCAGCCCATCTTCGACCGCCTGCGCTGTGGGCTGATGGCCAGCGTGATGCAGATCGAGGAGTTCCGTGCGGCCGTCGAACCGCTCATCGCCGAGGGGCGCGAAACCCCCGCCCCTGGTGCACGCGACGAGGAGAACACCGATGGGTGAGCCGTACACCGTGCGGATCGCCCGCAAGGAACACGAGTGCGGCTGGGGCTGCGGTACTCCGATCCGGCGCGGCGAGCGGTACGTCCGGGCTTCCGCCCCGCCATGGTCCGAGGTGAACGAGTCCGACCACTGGTGGACCGTCTCGCTGCACGACACCTCGAGTCAGTGCACGATCTACGCCCGCCCCAGCGACCCGGAGGCTCAGCCGGGGTTTTCCGAGCCGGACCAGATGTACTACCCGCCGGAGTTCAACCGATGAACATTGCCGCGATGCTTGCCGAGTTCCACAACGCATTCGGGGAGCCGTTCGGACACAACGGCGGCCGGACCAACGAGCTGCGGGCGAAGCTGCACCTCGAAGAGAACCGCGAGCTGGTTGAAGCGCTCCTCGATGGCGACCGGACGGCGATCGCGCACGAGCTCGCCGACGTCGTCTACGTGGCGTACGGGTCGGCGCACTCGCTGGGCATTCCACTGGACGCGGTGATCGCCGAGGTGCACGCCGCGAACATGCGGAAGTTCCCAGACGGCAAGCCGGTGCTGCGCGATGACGGCAAGGTGCTGAAACCAGAAGGGTGGCGGCCCGCTGACGTCGCCAGGGTGCTTGCCGCTGCCCCTGGCCCGCGCGACGAGGAGAACACCGATGGCTGAGCCGTACAACCAGGCCGTCTACGACGCCCACCCGAAGGACTGCGCCTCGTTGCCGCACTTCAAGTTCTTCCGCCCTGGCGGGGTTTGCTGCATCACCTGCTTCACCAACTGCACGGGATGCGGTGCGCCGTTCTACACCGATCTACCCCCAACGGCCACGTTCCCGCTGACGTTCATCGACGGCGGTCCAGTGGAGGACGACGAGTGGCTGTGCGACTGCTGCAACCGCAAACGCCTTGCCGCACGCGGGCAGGCCGAGAACGAGACCGAGGAGCAGGAACGTGGCTGAGCAGGACGAAGGATGGGGCGGTCCGTGCTCTTCGTGCGGGGCGGGCCAGAACGAGCCCTGCCGTCCGGGGTGCGATTGGGCTGAGGAGCTGGCTCGAATGCAGCGCGAGTACGTGGAACGACAGAGCCGACCCCCGCGACCTGGAGGGCAGTCGTGACCGCCCCCGGCCCCGCCCCTGACCGGGCAGCGGCGGAACTGGCTGGAGCGGAGCGCATTCTCCGTGCCTATGACTGCGACTTCGACGGGACCAGGGATGAACGCCACCTCGCCATCGAGGTCGTGCTCGCCGAGCTGGACCGTCAGCGCGCCCTGATCGCGGCGGTGCTGGCCCGTTGCGACGAGGCAGAGGCACGTGCCCCCCACATCGTGGGCGGTCGCCTCCCGGCAATCCTGCCCGTCGCGGAGATCCGGGCCCTGCTCGAAGGGGAGGGGCGATGAGGAACTGCGAGCAGGAGCTGTGCCGCAACTGGACCGGCCAGGGGGGCGCGTGCGAGTTCCTGGGCCTGGACCCCGTCTGCGGGTGCTGCAACGGCGACCCGGACGAGGTGTGCGACATGTGCGGTGAGCACGACTGCTGGGCCGGTCGGTTCATGTGCGAGAACGCCGCGACGGCGGGTTCCACGACTCGTGGGCGGTGGGAGGCGCGATGAGCGCACACGACTACCTCATGGACTACACGCCGCCGGAGCCGGACGACGAGACCGCGCAACGCCTACTGAACCTGATCTTCGACATCCCACCCCGTTCCGAGCTGCTCCACGAGCGCGACTGCGCCGCGTGCGACATCTCCGACGAGATCGCCGGGATGATCGCCGCCTACTGGGACGAGGACGAGACCTGGGATAAGACGCCAGCGGTCGACGGCCTGCCCGGGGACACGAAGCTGACGCAGCTGGGCCGCATGATCGCCCACGTCCTACACCGTCGCACGCCCGGATACCAGCGCCCGTCCGAGGCGACGATCAGGAAGGCCCTCGCTGAGGACAGCCACCGGAAACGGAACGAGGGGAACTCGTGAGCGACGACCTGCGAGACGGCCCACCACGAGGCTGGTGCCCCGAGTGCGACGGCCCATCCCGGTGCGCCCCCGGTACTTGCTGCGGCGTGGGCGCACCGGAGGCCGCGCGGGGCATTCACGCCGAGCTCGACATCGTGCAGGAGCGAGCCCGACGGTTGGGTTTCTGCTGCTACGCGGCGGCACTCGACCCGAACGCCCCGTGCCCGTGGCACGCCGAAGGGGAGGGGCGATGAGCGCGCACCCTCTGATCGACCCAGCGACCGGGATTGAATACGACCCCTCCTTAGTTGCGCTTGGTCGGGCAGCAGCGGCGGCCAGTAGGCGGACTCTGTACGGCGCTGACTCATGGAGCGAAGCCTGGTGGCGCGGCGACCGCGACAACCAGCATCACTGGATCGCCGTAGCTCGCGCCGTCCTCTCCGAAGCCGCCGCCCAGCCCCCGGCCCACATCACGGCCGAGGACGTGCGGGCGGCTGAGCGGGCGTGGTGGGAAGAGGCCGGTGACGACATCAGCCGACTTGAAGAGGACTGGTATGAGTTCGTGGCCGACTGGCTGAACCGGAGGCAGCGATGAGCGAGCACTGGCGCGTAGGTAGCAGCGTCGGCCGGACCTTGTACATCGGTGACCGTCTGGTGGGCCTGATGGACACCGCCGAGCTCGCCAAGCAGGTGGTGATGGCGGTCAACGCCGCGCCGACGGTGTACGCCGAAGACCTGAGCATCGAGTTCTATGACCCGCCGGGTGCGCTCGCGCACGAGAACTACGGCCGGGGTGTCCGCGTCACCCACATCGAGACCGGGATCGTCATCGAATGCCACACCGAGAGGTCGCAGTTGATGAACAAGGTCCGCTGCTACGAGGATCTGAAGCGCGCCCTGATCGCGGGGGCGACGCCCTGATGGATCCCACCCTGTTGCTCATCCTGGCCATCCTCGGCTTCTGGGTGTGCGCCGGCTTCGGTGCCGCCGCCGTGTTGGGGTTCCTCATCCGCCGCCACAAACGGATCCGGGCCAAGCAGGTGGAGTCGTTGCTGGCGCACATGGCCCGGCACCCGGCAGGCAGACGTCTGCACCCGTTGGGTCGCCCGGTGATCGTCCTGCCGTGCCAGTGCGTCCTGTTCTGCGAATCGGGGGACCGGTTAGACGCGGAGTTGATGGCTTTGGCGCATGTGGAGAAGTGCGATATAGCCCGTTCGATCAGAGGAGAAGCAGCCTGATGGCCAAGCTCGCCCGTTTTGAGATCTTCCCCGACGCTTCCGGCAGGTGGCGGTTCCGGCTGGTGGCGGCGAACGGGGAGATCATCTCGCCGTCGCAGAGCTACTCCCGGAAGGCCGATGCGAAGCGTGCCACCCGCGCCTTCCGTGTCGCTGCCCTCACCGCCCGAGTGGTGGAGGGGACGAACTGATGGCCAAGCCGAAACTGGTCATGACGGGCGATGACGGCCGGCCTCTGCCTCCGGACTGGCGTCAGCAGATGCAGTCGATCCGGGATCTCGACGAGGACCCGATCACCTGCCCGACCTGCGATGCCCTGGGGTGGGCGGCCAGTGTCGACGACCGGGGAACCGTGGTCCGCCATCTCCGCCGCTCGTTCCCGTGCCGAGTCGCCGTGAAGTACATCGACCTGCTGACCGGGCAGGTGAGTGCCTGATGGTGGTGGAGATCCTGGACGAGTCACAGGAGTGGCGCATCGAGATGCCCAACGAGGACGTCTGCCGAGACCGTCCCCTCGAAGCCCGAGACCTCACCGGCAACGTCCGGTATGAGTTCCGGCGGTCCCCGTGGAGAGACGGATGGCTGGGCCGACGGATGCAGGTCTGCACCCCGTGCGACCCCAAGTTTCCGCCGACCTCGACTCCGGCCCATGACATCGAACGGTTCACCTGGCATGCGGTGCTCGCCGTGGCGATGTCCAACGGCTGGAACCTCTTCTCCATCCCTGTCAAGACGGGAGTCGGCGAGTGAACGACCCACGTGGGTGGCGAGCCCTGGCCCGGTATAACCCGGTGACCATGAACGTCAGCATCATCATCGGACGTCAGGTTGCTGACGGCACCGTCCAGTACTTGAGCGAGTTCGGCGGCAACTCCAGCTTCGCCACCATCGAGCCGCGCGACCCGGGCGACAGCACTCCACCGCCGGAACTGCATGTGGAGGAGTCCATCGCCAAGGCGCTTCTCGAAGCACTGGCTGCACACTTCGGCGGCACTGAGGACACCCGCACGCTGCGTAGGGACTACGACGCCGAGCGGGCCCGAGTGGACAAGTTCATCAACCACGCGCTGCGGGATGTCGGAGGCGCAGCGTGAATCGGGGCGTCCTGCTACTGCCGCTACTGCTCGTCCTGACCTCGTGCACCCCGGAGGGGTATCCGAGCAACAACTCCGAGATGTGGGGCGTCGTCGTCATCTGCTTCGGATGCTTCGCCCTGATCGGGTTCTGGATGTGGCTGGTGGGCCGGTGATCCACCTCCTGCCCGTCCTGCGCTGGCCGTGGCGGCGAAACACCCGCCCTGTGCGCCCTCAGGCCGCCGCTGAGCCACCCGCAACCGTCCCCGCACCGGTTGAGCCCGCCTGGACGCATCGACCGCCAGAGCCGTTCCAGTGGGCAGACAAGTGTGGTTGGTGCCGGCAACCCATCCCCGCGACCTCCCCCGACCCCGAGTTCTGCACCCCACAACACGCCGCCAGCTGGCTCCGGGAGACCAGCGGCCCCACCTACGGGCCGGAACTCCCACCCATCCAGGGCTGCGCGCCACCCCCACCCGGACCTGACCTACGGCTTGTCTCCGACGCCCCACCAGAGCCTGCGTGGATGGCGCAGATCGATGCGTGGGAACGAGCCAAAGCTGAGCGGCTGATGGCGGAGCGGAAAGCACCCGACGGCAAGGAGGAAGCGGCGTGAGCTGGACCAGGCGTGAACCTCGAATCATCGAGGAGAACCGTTCCGCCGCTGACGGCCTGAAAGTGTCCGTCGACCTGTCCGGAGACGAACCGGCCGTCGTCCTGGCGCTGGAGTTCTCCGAAGCCACCTGCAAGGTCACAGTCACAGCGGCCGGCGCCACGCTGATCGCCCAGAAGTTGATAGACGCCGCGAACATGGCCGACACCGCCAGGCCAAACCGGAGTGGCTCATGAGCCGGGCGAAAAGAAAAGGAGAAATCTCATCTTTTGGTCGGCTGATCGCCCGCCTCACCGGCACTTCCCATCTCCCTGACCCCAAGCGGGTTTGTGAGTCCTGCGGTCGGAAAGGTCACGTGACCTGCTGGGATGCCGTTACCGCAGACTCCACCTCCGACGTGAGCCCTTTCATCGCTCTTCATGACGCTGCTCTACGTGTGGAAAGGGACGCCGCGTGACCTCCGACGAACTGGACTGTGAGATCCGCCGTCTCCTCTCCGGAGGTGGCTCAACACCCAAGGACGACGACGACGAGGACGAGTCGGACCCCTAAAAGCCACCGGCCCCGTCGCGCCTCGCTGGGGAGCGGGAGCGTAGCGACGGGGCCGGCACCTACTGCGGTTCCACCAACCTGATCACCGCGCGGGAGGCGATCACCCGGAAGAGTACTCCCGACCGGAGGCCGATTGTGTCCACCCCCGTTTGTGCCGCCCCCCAATGCGACCGCCCAGCTCACGACGGATTCATCTGCGTCACCTGCCGTGACGTCCTCCGTCGGGACCTCGACGCCGTACCAGTGCTCTGCGAAGACCTGCAGGTCACCATCGCTAAACAGGACCGCCTCGGCGACACCGACGGCCGCTCCACCGACGAACACCCACTGCCGCTACGTCTGGGCCCCATGGAGGCCCGCAGGGACCTCACCGACACGCTCCGAGCCTGGGCCGACCACGTCGCGCAGCGTCGCGGCATCCCCGCCCCCGAGCACGATCCAGTGAAAGCCGCGTCGTTCCTGCGGTGCTTCCTCGGTGAGATCCAGGACGACCAGATGGCCGGCGACATCGCCGACGAGATCGGCTACTGCGTCATCATGGCCGGCCGCACCGTCGACAAACCCCTCCAGCACGTCTACGCCGGCCCCTGCGACGAATGCGGGGTCGACCTGTACGCCCACCCCCGTGCCTCCGACGTGTCCTGCCGCAACTGCGCCCGCGACTACAACATCGACACCCGCCGCAAGTGGATGCTCACCAAAGCCGAGGACCAGCTGCTCACCGCCACCGAGATGTCCAGGGCCCTCCCAGGTCTGCTGCAACAGCAACTCACCGCCTCGATGATCCGCGGGCTCGCCCACCGGGGACGTCTGACCGCTCACCCTCCACTGCCGGACCGACCCCGAGAACCGGTGTACCGCGTCGGGGACGTCATCGAGCTGCTGCACGAAATCAGCAGCCGGGAAGCGGCGTGACACACCCGTGACCGGAGGGGAGTTGCGGGATGATCAGGGCGAACGCTACTGTGTGTCATCCTCGCAATTTCTGTCCGCGAGGTTAGCTGCCCGGCGTCTTCCGAGACTGCCGGGCTTTTTCATGCCTCGGGGGAGCATAGGGAGGTCGTCGTGACCATCTCCTGGCCCAGTAAGCCACCGATCTCTGACGTCGTCCAGGGCGTCACCGGCCGCTACCCGTGCCGTGATGTGAGCTCCGTGGACGTCCACCTCCGCCAGCTGGCCAAGCGCATGGAAACGTGCGTGTCCGTCCTCGAGATGGATGGCCTGTTACTGGACCGGGACCGGTTGTTGGACGCCAGATCCGAGCTCTCCAAGGCGGCACAACCGGCCTGACCGGTTACACAGGGCGACGAAAATGCCAAAGCCTCACCGCCCGGAGCCTACTGAGCGTGACATGACCGACGTCGAGCTCGCCGAATGGCAGGCCTACGAAGAGTGGCGCAACGCCCAGGCGGAAGACGACTAGACCCCAAGGACCAGGAGGCACCCCATGGCTTCCTGCGCCGGTAAGAACCGCCAAGGCAACCCCTGCTCCCTCAAAGCCATCCCCGGCGGAACAGTGTGCTGGCGCCACGGCGGCAAAGCCC